ATGTTCGAGCGCATGTACTCCCAAGATTCACATCCCCCTGGGGTAGACCTCCTGATCAGCTACAGCTCGTCTCTCCACGTACGGATTTGGTCAATGAAAATTTTTTCGTTTTGCGGAGGGGGAACTCCGCCTCGATCTTCTCGTTCGTCATCACGCGACGCCCCTCCTCATGTTCGACTCACGGCTCGTCTTCTTCCCGTGGCAGTTGTGCGGGGTCGAGTAGTCGCAGAGCGACTGGAGGTTGTTCTCATCGAAGAAGAGAGCTTCGTTGCCTAGGTGGGGCTTGACGTGATCAGCCACTCTCGCAGGCGTCACCCGACCCGCAGCCAGACAGCTCTCGCAGAGCGGCTGCTTGGTCAACTGCCTCACTCGCAGCGCTCTCCACCGTGGAGAGTTGTAGAGGGCCTGACTCTTCTCTCGCAACGGATCGCTCACGGTTGATCGAGTGGAGTCGCACGCGTCGCAGTACCTCTGACCTCGGGGCACGAGGTTGGGGCATCTCATCCCAGCGCATGGATGCTTAGGTGAGGTGGGCATCTCTCATGCTCTCATGCATACGCGTGCGATACGCCTCTCTGCGTTGGGAGGGGCACTCCACCCCATCGACTCAAGGAGAGTGGCGGCGCTCTTGATGAATGCCTTCTTCCTGTAGAGGTATAGGTCATCGTCCTCGGATGAGCACTGCACCAGACGCACGCCGTCCCTAAAAAGGAAGTTCACCAGGTCGTCTCCTGTCTTGAGCACGCGCTCGAGCCCCTCAAGCGCCGGCTCCAAGGAAGGAGCGAACTCTCCCCCCTCGAACCTGAGGAGGTTGCCAGCCATCATGCTTTCGCCGATCGTTCCTTCCACCTTCTTCTTCCTCTGCAGCCTCTTGAAGTGCGCACAGCACAGGCCACGTCTGAACACCGCTCTCTTGCAACTATCCTGCGAGCAGCGGACACCGCTCCGTTCGAAGCGTGCAGTTGGGCCATTGGTCTTGTAGAAGCGTGAACGTTTTGAACGTTTGGTCTTCCTCGCGATCGACAAACGACAACGCCCTCCGACTGATCAAGCTACGCGCTTGAGCCTCAAATCGTCCAGGGCAATGCAGGACATCGGAGGAGGGGGAGGGACCGCGGCCGCGTTCAAGGTTCATTGAACGCTTTCTTCAAATGTCATTCTGTATTCTAGATTCCGGCTCTCCTAATCTCTTATAGGGGTCTACTCTTAAGGTTAAGGAGGTATATATAGTACGAACTCGATTTCACCAGAACTCGGAATTGGGCAATGAAAGACGTAATCGAACGCAGTTTTCAGAGGAGAAACAACATGAAAAAGATGAAGATTAAGTTGCTCGGTGATGAGGAAAAGAACGTCATCGCGCGAAGTCGCTTCTCACTTTATGATCTCGTCGAGATCTTCCGCCTCCCTTTCGCGACCAAAAAGACCCTCGCAAAGGTCCTCGACTGGCCAGAATTGGGGGACGCCTTGGCCATCCCGCAGATAGCTTTGACGGCGGACGGAAGAGGTTCTCACTGGGCAGCGAAGCGACGCGCGCAGGAGGCCGCTGAGCGCGGATTCCCCTCGCCCGCCGAACGCAAGAAGCCCCGGTACTAGATTGTCGTCGCCCGAGATGCCTAGAACGCGAGCCCCTAAACGAAGTGCCCCGTAGCTGAGGAGGGAATCACATGACGATGAAGAAACTGCTCGCCGAGATTCGCGAGCTGACGGAGAGCGTGCGTTCGTGCGGCTGTGCACCCAAGCTCTGCGAGGTGTGCAAGGCGAACCTGGACAGGCTCGACTTCAAGTCGCGCGACGCGGAGGACCGCTTGGAAGAGGAGGCCAGTCGCTACGACCTTCGCTCCAGGTCTCATGCGACGGCTCGCAACGCCAGGAATGAGGGCGTCGCGAGCGACAACCACGCGGAGGCCGTTCTCTCCCGCGGCGCCGCCAACGCGCTACGTGCCTTGCTCGACGGCCCGACGTTCGAGCGTGACAAGCGTGACAAGCGTGACAAGCCCTCTCCTCCCCCTCCGCCCGGAACGTTCCACGAGGTCGCCGACCTGCTACGCGCCGAGGCCTCCGCCTCCCCTCCGCCTCGCACCTTCTGGGCGGACGGTCGCGACGTCCTGACGGGGGAGCACGAGGCAGACATCGGAATCGTCGCCACGTGCGCAGACAAGGAAGGGGCGAGGGCCGTCGCCGACCTGCTCGAGCACGCCGCCGGACACGGCGACCACGGGAGAGGAGACGGCTCTGGGCCAGACGACCCTGACTGCCCCTGCCGAGGAACGACGCACCAAGGGCCTTGCGCGAGGGCGGGCTGCGGATTCTGCCTCTCCGCTTCGACGACCGTGAAAGGCCGCTTCGTCTCCGAAGCACGATGGACGAAGATCAAGGCTCTCAAGGACGCGGCCGAAGTCAAGCTCAACCATATCGTCGCGTGCGTCGAGGTCTGGGACAGGTCGGGCATCGGAAGGCCCAAGGCCATCGAGCGAACCGCCGAGGAGCTACGTGCGCTGATCTCGGAGGCGATCCCGTGAGCGAGACGAAGGAGGCGCTCGCGAAGGCGAAGTGGAGAAGCTCCGGGCTCACCGACGCGCAGGCCAAGGTCCTTCGGCTGAAGGCGCTGACGCGGGAGGAGTCGGGCAGGAGGGCGCCCAAGTTCGCGGACACCGCCTCCTTGCTCATCCCCTACTTCGACGAAGGGGGAAGGCCGACGACCTTCTACCGCCTCCGCAGGCTCGAGGCGCCCCAGGGCTTCGCGGCGGTGAGCGGGAAGGTTCAGCGCTACGCTCAAGGAGCGGGCACGGCGCCCGAGGTCTACCTGCCGCCCCTGAACCGGCGAGCCTGGCGCGACGTGCTCGCGGACCCCAAGCAGCCGCTGCTGTTCACCGAAGGGGAGCTGAAGGCTGCGTGCGCTTGTGCGCGAGGGTTCTGGTGCATCGGCCTCGGCGGCGTGGACTCCTGGAGGAGCCGCAAGAAGTTCATCGACCTGCTCGAGGTGCTCGCCCTGGCGAACTGGACGGGCAGGACGGTGACCATCGTCTACGACTCCGACGCGGCGACGAACCCCGACGTGATGCGCGCGGCACACGGCTTGGGGGGAGAGCTGCGGGCCCGCGGCGCCGAGGTCCACGTGGCCTCCCTCCCCGCCGCCAAGGACGGAGCCAAGCAGGGCCTCGACGACTTCCTCGTGAACCGCGGGCGCGATGCCTTCGTCTCCGTGCTCGAGGATGCGGAGCCGCTCGAGGAGGGCGATCCGCTGTGGAAGCTGAACGAGGAGGTCGTCTTCGTGCGCGACCCCGGCCTCGTGATGGTGCGCGAGACTTCCCAGAAGCTCGGGCCCGACCCCTTCCAGCGGCACCACTACGTGAACAGGCGTCATCAGGTGATCGACGCGGACGGGAAGCCCAAGCTCGTCGAGACCGCGAAGGAGTGGCTACGCTGGCCTCACCGCTTCGAGGTCCAGCGGCTCACCTACGAGCCCGGCAGGCCGCAGATCCACGAGGGTTCGTTCAACACGTGGAAGGGCTTGGGCGTGGAGCCCGAGAAGGGGGACGTGCGGCCGTTCGTCGACCTCGTGGAGTTCGTCTTCGACGGGCTGACGAAGGAACAGCTGCGATGGTTCTGGCAGTGGATGGCCTGGCCGCTCCAGAACCTCGGCGACAAGATGTACAGCTGCGTCGCGGTCTGGTCGCCCGTCCACGGGGTCGGGAAGTCCCTCGTCGCCTACGTGCTGAAGGACGTCTACGGGTCGAACGGCCATGAGATCCGCAACAAGGACCTCGGCAGCTCCTTCAACGCGTACGTGGAGAACAAGCAGTTCATCATCGGGGACGAGATAACGGGCGACGACTCCCGCGGCTTCGCCGACCAGCTGAAGGGACTCATCACGCAGGAGGAGGTGCGGGTCAACGCGAAGTACGTGCCCGAGTACACCGTGACGGACAGGGCCAACTGGTTCTTCACGTCGAACCACGCCGATGCGTTCTACCTCGACGATTCCGACCGCCGCTTCTTCGTCCATCACGCGAAGGGTCAGCCCCGAGGGAGGGACTTCTACAAGCGCATCGACCGCTGGCGGCATCGGGAGGACGGGCCCGCTCGTCTCCTCCGCCATCTGCTCGAGGAGGTTGACTGCAGGGACTTCGATCCGAAGGGCCACGCTCCGGTCACCGCGGCCAAGGAGGCGATGCAGTACGACGCCAAGTCCGAGGTGGCCAGGTGGGTGGCGGACCTCAAGAACGACCCCGCGAAGGTCCTCAAGGTCGGCGAGATGCCCGTGAGGAAGGACCTGTTCAGCCCTTCGGAGCTGCTAGCCATCTTCGACCCCACCGGCATCAAGGGGGTGAAGGCGAACGGACTGGGGCGCGAGCTTGTCAAGGCCTTCGCGCGCCTGCCGAAGAACGCGACGAGCAGCCACGGCTCGCAGAACCTCTACGCCGTGAGGAATGAGAAGCGATGGCTGGATGCCTCGCCCGCCGAGAGGGCCAAGCACTGGGAGCTAGGAGGCGGCGCCGCCGCGTTCGAGCCGAAGAAGGAGAGGAGGAAGTATTGATGGATTCCGTGAGAGAGATGTTTCTCGTCTACGTGCCGTTGCCGATGAAGGGCACCCGCTGCGGAGAGAGGCGTAGCATGTGGCGAGATGACGTGGTGGCCGCGAGCTGTCAGACCCGCGACGGCGCCGAGGCCGCGGTGCGGTTGTTGGGTGAGGGGGAGATCCACCGAATCCCGTGGCCTCCGAGGGAGGAGACGGGCGGCGGATGTTGGTGCGGAGACGACGACTAAGGGGTGGACGTTTCGTAATCCAACGATTACGACGGTTCGGTCCTCGCCCTTAGGCGAGGCGCTGAGGAGGAAGAGACATGGACGAGTTAGCTGAGAGGCGGAGGGCCGAGCGGGTGAAGCAGACGTGCATCCGATTCGGCTCCGCGGCGAAGAGGTACATCGAGGCGGCCGAAGCCGGGCACGTCAAGACGATGCTCGCGGAGGGCGTGGGAGTCCAGGCCGCGATGGAGGACGTCGCGAAGGCGGTGACGGGAACGGAGGTCACGCCGTGAACGGATTCTCTCTGTTCGCGATGGCGGCGGAGGAGGTCAAGGGCGCCGACGAGGCGAGGCGTCTCCTGCGAGACTTCTCCCCGCTCGCCCTCGCCACCATCGCGGCCTGGCTCAACGCGGCGCTGCTGAAGGGGGCCGAGCAAGGCGTCGGCCCGTCCAAGGAGCTGCTAGAGCACATGCAGACGAAGGCGCAGGAGGCGATCGCTCACCTGAGGGTTCATCCATGAGCGAGCCGCTGGGGCAGACGCGCGGGGAGTTCTCCGTCTACTTCTGGACGGACCCCAAGGGGCCTTACCAGGTGGAGAAGCGATGGGTGACGGCCGATGAGGCGACGAGCGCCGCGCGAAGGCTCGTGATGGGACCCGCGGCGAAGCTCGGCATGGTGAGGAAGGTCATCATCACCGACGCGCTCGACTGCTGCAACTTCCACTGGGAGGACGACAGGATCCTCTTCCCGAGGGCGGCGCCGTGAGCCTTCGCGAGGACGGGCGCAAGGGAACGCTGCGCATCGAGGTGGACGTCAGGGAGGCCCTCGCGATCCGCCGGCACGTCGGAGAGTGCATGGTCTGCTTCATCGCGGAGATGCCCGTCTGTTCGGAAGGCGTCGCGATGGTGGAGGACGCGCTCGACGTTGCGGGTCTGTACGACCTGCAGCGCGAGACTGCGGAGGGAGCGAAGAGGTGAATCCGAAGCGCAGGGCGGCGGCCATCGTGGTGACGGCGTTGGACGAGTGGTGCGTGAGGTACATGGAAGGAGCCGAGCCGAAGGTCGAGGTCGAGGTGAGGCTGGAGATAGAGCGCATCAAGGACGTGTACGCGAACCTCGCCACGGTCGTCGACCCGCACTTTCCCGAAGACTGGACGCCGGGAGATCCGCCCATCGGCGAGTGCAACTGCGACGAGTGCGTGAGGAAGAAGGTGGCGGCGGCGAAGGCGGCAGGACGACTGAAGGACCCGACGAAGGAAGGCTGAGGGAGGACATGGACATGTTGACGTTCAAGACGGTGGAGGCTCTCGTGAGGGGCGTGCTCGAGGACGCGCTCGCGGAGGCGAACGAGGCGAAGGACCTGAGCGCCGAGGAGCCGAGCGGCAGGTGGACGCTGCAGGGCTTCGGGATGCTGCGGCGCTACTTCCCGGGCGACTGGCGGCTGAACGTCTGGGACTCTCGGCTGCGGGTTCTCAACGTCAGCCTCGTCCACGACCACCCGTGGCACTTCGAGTCGTTGGTCTTGAGCGGAGGCCTTAGGAACGTGCGCTTCCTCGAGTTCCTCCCGACCGATTCCTTGCTCGAGGCCATCAAGGGGGACAGGCGGCTGCATCGCTGGAGTCGGCTCAAGCCAGGAGCGGGAGGAGGCCTGCTCGCGGACGGAGGGGCGGTCGTGCTCGTGGAGAAGGTGTCCGAGGCCTACGGGCCCGGCTTCGCGTACTCCCAACAAAGGGATGAGATCCACCTGTCCGACCCCACCGACGGCTGCGTGACCTTGAATCGCCGCTTTGACAGGCTCGAGGCCGACGTGGCTCGGGTCTTCTGGCCCGACGGCACCGAGTGGGTGAGCGCCGAGCCCAGGCCTGCGACGGCGGGAGAGCTGAAGTCTGCGCTCGAGGTCGCCCTGACCGGATGGGGGACCGTTCCATGAACGCGGCGGCGCACTGGGAGAGCATCTTCAAGGAGAAGGTGAAGAAGTACCGTTCGGACATGCACGCGATGCCGAACGCGTACCTGAGACGCACGAGATTCGTGGAGCTGCTGCGGCAGATCGCCGCGGAGGGCGACCCCGAGGGCAGGCACATCGACATGGACGCTCTGCTGCTCGCGCGGCTGGACGACGACGAGGCGACGGAGGTCTTCGTGGCCTGCGAGAGGTGGTACTCGTGACGAGGGAGGAGGCCTGCGCGACGTTGGGGCTCACGTTCGAGGAGGGGACGGACGAGGCCAAGGTGAGGCTCGCCCATCGCCAGCGCTCGACCTCCGTCCACCCGGACAGGGGAGGGAGCACGACGGAGATGGCTCGCGTGAACGAGGCCCGCGAGGCGCTGCTCTCGCCCGCAGGCGAGGCGCCGAAGCGTCGGTGCGTCTGCATCGGATTCAAGAGGAACCCGCTGTGCCGAGCGCACGACGAGGATGAGAAGGAGAAGGAGAGGTCGGAGGGAGCGACGGTCGAGGCCCTGCGCGGGTGCGTCTGCACGGGCTTCGTCCGCAACCCGTTGTGCAGGGCGCACTGAGAAAAGGAGAACGTCATGGCAAAGAAGACCGCGGCGAAGAAGCTGACGAGCAGGGAGAAGGAGCTGTCCAACCAGGTGAGGACGCTGGCGCGCGAGACGTCGAAGCTGAGGCTGACGCTGGCCGACGTGCTCGGGGGCTTGGGGTCCGTCGAGGAGAGGATGAAGCGAGTCGAGGCATCGGCGAAGGAGGAGCGGACGAAGCTTTCGGGCTTCATCAAGGACCCGCTGTTCTCCGTCCCGCAGCACCTGCAGAGGAAGGTCGGCGACCTGGAGGTCAGGGTGTCGAGCTTCGCCACCAAGATGGCGGGCAGGGCCTCCGTGGACCAGGTGGACCGGCTGAAGTCCGACGTGGCCGAGCTGCGACGAACGGTCACCGAGACGGAGGAGACGGTCGGAGACCACCACGACCGCCTCGTGCTGCTCGAGGACGCGGCCACCTCGCCGCAACCGCATGCCTCTCCTCCCGCCCACCCGTCTGCCAAGGCTCCGGAGAAGGCGGACCCCAGACAGACGACCCTCGACGAGAGCATCGCCAGGGCGAAGGCCAAGGGCGAGACGGGTCAGATGGTCGGCGGGTTGAAGGATGATCCGCTCGACCCTGGAGCGCGGCCGCTTCGCGACCCGACCCCCGAGGAGGAAGCGGAGATGGACGCGGCCGTCATCCCTCCGCCCGAGGCGGAAGGGGCGACCACATGAGAGGGAGCGGACTCTACCCGCGGCAGGTCGAAGCGTTGGCGCTCGTCTATTCGCACGCTCATCCGATCGTGTCGGTGACGAAGGCGAGGCAAATATTCAAGCAGCAGTCGAGAGAGGGAAACGATGGCCGTATCCGAGTTCTCGGGTCGAAGGCTCTCGGCGAGAACGTGATCTGTGAAGCCTGGAGATTCGTCAACGAAGAACTGGGCTACAAGGGGAGGAAGGACGGCTACGAGATCGTGGTGTGGCAAGGTTGTCCGGACGTCGCCCCATTCAGTGAGTTGGTTCGTGAGATGCTGGAAAAACTCGAGGTCAAAAGGAGGAGGTCATGAAGATCCCCAAGGCCATCGGAGCGTGCGCCGACCTTCTGTGGAAGCTGCGTCAGGACCGCCTGGCGATTCAGAAGAAGGTCGAGGCCATGGAGAAGGATGAGGTCGCTCTGCGTGAGCACATCATCCGCACCCTGCCGAAGTCCGAGGCGTCGGGAGTCTCGGGCCGGCTGGCGAACGTCCGCATCGTCTCCGACGAGGTGCCGACCGTGAAGAACTGGGAGGCCTTCTACGCGTACGTGCGCAAGACGGGCTCCTTCGACCTGCTGCAGCGGAGGCTCGCCAAGGAGGCGGTGAACGAAAGGCTCGAGGACCGGGTGAAGCTGCCCGGCGTCGAGGTGATCAAGATCCCGAAGGTGTCGTTAACGAAGGCGTGACGCGGTTCAACCCAAGAAGGAGAAGGCACATGGCAAAGAAGGAAGCTGGCAGCAGCATGGTGAAGTGGGACGAGGAGCTTGCGCGCGACGCACAGGTTGCGGCGGGCATGGCCGCGAGCCTCGGAGGCAGTAAGTTCATCTCGATCCGCGGAGGCATCCTCGCCGTGGACGGAGCGCCCATCCCGGGCAACCGCTTCGCGGGGGTCATCGTCGGATGGACGCTCGAGAACGCCTACTACGAAGGGGAGTTCGATCCCGACGAGCCGAAGCCTCCGACGTGCTACGCGTTCGGTCGCGACGTGACGTCGATGGCCCCCCACGAGGAAGTCGTCAAGGCGGGGGACGCGGTGAGCGAGGAGTGCCGCGGCTGCCCGAACAACGCGTGGGGCTCGGCCGACAAGGGAAGAGGGAAGGCCTGCAAGAACATCGCCCGCCTCGCCATCATCCAGGCGGGTCAGTACATGGGAGAGAGCGGCAACAAGCTGAAGCTCATCACCGACTCGAGCTACTACGAGAAGGCCGAGGTGCGGATGCTGAAGCTCCCCGTGACGAGCGTCAGCGGGTTCACCGGCTACATCAAGCAGGTGCAGGCGGCGTACGGGGAGAAGACGAACCTCGCGCAGTTCGCGACGAAGGTGGCCTGCGTGCCCGACCCGAAGTCGCAGTACAAGATCACGCTCGAGGCGATCCAGCAGCTGCCCAAGGACGTGATGCCGGCGGTCTTCGCGAAGTGGAAGGAGACGCAGCCGACGATGGCGCAGGCGTACCCCGCGGCGGAGGAGGCCCCGAAGGGGAAGAAGGGCAAGAACGGCAAGCCCTCGAAGCCGAGGTACTGAGCGCCGAGATCTCGGAGGAGCGTGCAGGAGTGCTCCGACGACGGTGGGGTAGCCGGCCGGCGATCGGCTCTCTGAAGCGAGGCCCGGGATACGTCATCGGCTGAAGGACGCGGCCCTAGCGGCAACGGACTTCGAGGAGACGGACGAGAGCTGACCTTGACTCGTGGCTCGCACAAGGTCGAAGGACGCCATCGAGGCCAAGGCGTGAATCTCCTCGAGCGCGGTGCAGCCTCCTAGGTGTAGCCGAAAGAGGCATAGCGCCGCGTCTGTCAAGGGTGGCTGAGAGGGAGAGGCCACGAGGCATCGTGAACGCGGGTTCGATTCCCGCCCCTTGGCTTGAAAGGAAGGACGAAGATGGCGAAGACGAAGAGGCATGGAGCTGGAAACAACGAGCTGCGGGCGGACGTGGATCCGCTCGCGAACTGGTACGCGTTGAACGATGAGGTGATGCGGCTCGACGAGAAGGGCGCGGCCGCGTTGCTGGACAGGGAGCGAGAGGGCCAGGCGAGGACGAGGTTCATGAAGAGAATCCACGGGCGCATCAACCGGCTGAGGGCCGAGCGCGAGCGAGCTGAGATCGAGAGCCTCGCCGCGGAAGGGAGGATGGCGTAATGATCGTCAACACGCTGGAGCGCGAGGGCGTCCTGACCTGCGACGTCGAGCAATGCTCCTTCTGCGGGCTGAACCACGAGGAGGACGTTCTCAAGAGGGACGAGAAGGGCTATTACTTCATGTGCACGACCCGCACGAGCTTCGGGGCTCCGGACGGGCATCGGGTTGACGTCGAGGTGAGGGAGGACCGAACGCTAAATCAGCTCGAGGAGCATCGGCTGCGGCTGCAGGCCCTGATGAAGGAGGCGGTGGCTCCGCTGCTCGAGCGGCTCGACCTGTCGGAGAGGAACGCGGCCGAGTACCAGGCGCAGGCCGACGAGCTTGCGCGCCGACTGCGGGAGAAGAGGGACAAGGAGGACGACGCCCGCCTCGCCGATGCCCGACGGCGCTTCCGCGTCTCCCTCGCCGCAGAGCTGTCCTGCAAGACGTACACCTCCGCCAAGGCGGCGCTCGGAGCGGCCGACGACCTGCTCGAGGAGGCGGGCTGCGAGGGCGTGGTCACCGAGGAGAGCTACGAGCTTGAGAGGAAGAACGCGGCGAAGCTCGGCTCGGACCTGATGACCCTTCACGCGGCCGTCGGCGCCCTGATGGATCCGGAAGGCAAGCTCTCCCCTCCCGAGGGGCCCGAGCGCGCGACGCTCGAGGCGGTCTACATGCGTCTGCGAAGGGAGCGTGGCTGGTGAAGATCATCGGACGACGGACGGTGCTCATCATGAAAGAGGTGGAGTTCGAGTTCGAGTCCCTCGCCGAGCCGCCGGTGAAGTGCTGCAGGTGCTTCCCCTCGTGCGTGAACGAGCGAGGCATCTGCGGCTGCTGCCTCTTCGACCACGCGAACGGGACTCGGTCGAACCCCGAGCCCGAGGAGGTGGTGTGATGGTCGCCGCGACGACGATCGTCAGCGTTCGCAGGCGAGCGGCACAGATGGCCGAGAAGGTCCTGAAGCTCGCGAGGAAGAAGCCCTCTCCGGTCTGCATCGACTTCGAGAGCGACGGCGTGGAGCCGAGGCCTCGCTACCCTCCGAAGCCCGTGGGCGTCTCCGTCAAGTATCCGGGCAAGCCCGCCAGGTACTACGGGTTCGGTCACGTCGATTGCGTTCACTGCGGCCAGAAGGCGGCGAACGACTGCACGGAAGCCGAGGCGAAGGCGGCGCTCAAGAAGGCCTACGCGCACCCCGACGGCATCCTCTGTCAGAACGGAAAGTTCGACGTGGACGTGGCCGAGGTCCACTGGGGTCTGCCGGCGCCCGACTGGACCGACGTTCACGACACGATGTTCCTCATCTTCCTCGATGACCCAAACCAGACGACCTTCAGCTTGAAGCCCGCGGCCGAGCGAATCTTGAAGATGAAGCCGGAGGAGAAGGACGCCGTGGGCGAATGGCTCGTCAAGCACCAGCCGGTGAAGGGCGTCAAGATCTCCCTCGCCCAACGCTCGCCGACCTACTTCATGAAGTACCTTCGGTTCGCTCCTGCCCCGCTCGTCGGTCGCTACGCCAACGGAGACGTCGTGCGCACCGAGCGGATCTTCGACAAGCTGTGGCCGAAGATGAAGCGGAGGGGGATGCTCGCGGCTTACGAGCGCGAGCGGCGGTTGATGCCGTGCCTCCTGACGATGGAGCGGCAGGGAGTCCCCATCTGGCGCGACCGCCTGCGAAAGGACTGCGCGCTCCTCTCCAGATGGTTCACGAAGGTGGACGCGTGGGTGCGCTCGAGGCTCGGGTGCTCGGAGGAGGTCAACCTCAACTCGGGCGACCAGCTGTTCGAGGCGATGCTCAAGGCGAAGGTCGTCGACCGCAAGCTCGCGCTCAGGACGCCCACGGGCAAGTACCAGACGAACAAGGAGGCGCTGCTTCACGCCGTATCGGACAAGGCCTTGCTCGCGGTCCTGAAGTACCGAGCGCAGCTCAAGACGTGCCTAGGGACGTTCATGCACCCGTGGCTCGAGACGGCCGACGCCTCCGCGCAGGCGGGACTGTGCTCGAAGGAGATACTGCGGGAGGGCAAGAGCCTCATCTTCACCAGCTGGAATCAGGTGAAGGGGGACGCTCGAGGAGGGAACGTCGGCGCCAGGACGGGCCGGCTCTCGAGCACGCCGAACTTCCAGAACATCCCGAAGGTCTTCGATCAGATCTTCGATCATCAGCTGACCGCGAAGGAGCGGCTGCGGAGGAGGGAGGAGGGCAAGCCTCCGCTTCCCAAGCTCCCCGCGGCGCTGCGCGGGCTCCCCGCCCTCCCGCAGGTTCGGTGCTACGTGGCTCCGTTCCCCGGCGAGGTCCTCATCGACCGCGACTTTGCCGCGCAGGAACCTCGCATCATGGCGCACTTCGACGGCGGGCGTATTCTCGAGATGTACAAAGCTGACCCGTGGATGGATTTTCATTCCACGGTGCAGAAGCTCCTCGCGGACGCGGGACTGCACTATGAGCGGAAGAAGGTCAAGGGCACGTCGCTCGGCATCATGTATGGTCAGGGCGTGGGGTTGCTCGCCGAGCGACTGGACCTTGAGGTGGAGGAGGCGCGGAAGTTGAAGAACGCCATCTTGGGGATCCTCGTCGGCCTTCGTGAGATGTACCAGGAGGCGAAGAAGCGAGCCGCGGAGAATCGACCCGTGACCACCTGGGGCGGCCGAGAATATTACTGCGAACCGCCCCGCATCGTGGACGGACGGTTTCGTCAGTTCGATTACAAACTTGTTAACGTGCTCATCCAGGGGTCGGCGGCGGATGCCACCAAGGAGGCCATCGTGCGCTACGTCGCGACGAAACCGAAGGGGCATCGTCTGTTACTCAACGTGCACGACCAGCTGACCGCCAGCGTGCCGAGGACCCAAGTGCGAAGCGGAATGGAAACGATGCGCAAGGCAATGGAGGAACTGGAGTTCGATGTTCCGCTGCTGACGGAAGGTTCGGTCAGCGACGAAAGTTGGGCTGACCTCATGCCGTACGACAAAAAAGGACGGATCTGTGTCGACGAACCGGCGACTTAAGCGCAAGAGCTGTGCGGTGTGCGGCGAGGAGTTCATGCCGACGGGCTCCTGCGCGAAATATTGCTCTGAGGCTTGCAAAGAAGCGGTGTGGACCAAAGAGCGGCTCGCGCAGAAGTCCTACGACTGGCAAGTCAAGAATGGTGTCATCCAAAAGCCTGGCGCCGGAACGGGCCACAACCAGCGACATGGAATAGATAACCCGGCGTTCAAGCCGAACGCGCCACATCGCTACCGAGATCACGTCAAGGAGGCCTGCGAGCGCTGCGGGTCGACGCAGTTTCTCGTGGGTCACCACAAGAACCGCAAGGGCGTTCGCTCGAAGCGGCCGGACAACCGTAGAAGTAACATCGAGACGCTTTGCAAGAGCTGTCATCAAAAGGAGCACGAGGTTCATAAGAACTTCGTGCAAGGGAGAGCTGCGTGAAAAAGACAACGGCGGCGAAGAGGCTGGCGGCCGAGATGCGAGCGAAGAGGGGCGGCGGCAAGGAGTACGCCTTCGCCTCGTGGTCGTTCACCCGCTACAACGACTACAGGCTCTGTCCGCTGAAGGCTCGGCTGAAGCATCTCGGCATCGAGGGCGTCAACGACGGGAAGAAGATAGAGGAGCCAGGCAGCGACGCGATGGCCCGAGGCTCGGCCATAGGCGTGCTCGCTCAGATCTACATCACGGGCAAGCTCCTCGATCTCGGCGACAAGGAGGAGCGCAAGAAGTTCGACGAGCTGATCGGCTACTACCATTCGGACGAGAGGTTCGCCAAGAAGGTGATGAAGGGGATCGCCGGAGGCCTCCTCCCCGACGAGCTTGAGAGGTTCAAGAAGACCTTCGCCGAGATGCGAGCCCTGCACAGGAAGGCACCGCAACGAATGGTGGTCGAGAAGACGTGGGCGATGCGCAAGGACTGGTCGCCGACGGTCTTCGACGACTGGAACGGATGCGCGGTGCGGGTGAAGATCGACTGCGGCAACATGACCGCTCCGACGAGGATGATCATCCGCGACTGGAAGACCGGCAAGTATCGCGCGGAGAAGCTCGAGGAGTACGTGGAGCAGCTCGAGCTGTACGCGCTCACCGCGTTCCAGCTGAACGATCAGCTCGAGGGCGTCGAGGCGTTCCTGTTCTTCCTCGACCACGGCATCGTCTACCCCGAGCCCGACGGAGAGGACGCGAAGCGGCTCACCTTCGTTCGCACCGACGTGCCGCGACTGAAGAAGCTCTGGGACAAACGCACTCGCGCGATGCTGCTCGACAGGGCGTTCGCCGCCAGGCCGAACCGCCTCTGTCAGTGGTGTCATTACAGGAAGGCCAACGCGGCCGCGATGCCGGGAGGCAAGGCGTTGTGCAAGTATTGAGCGATGAGACGCTGGAGCGACTGGGCCTAGGCCTGGCCTTCCTCCTCCTGTGGTTTCTCGTCGGCGTCGGGCTCGTCCTCTTCCGCAGGTGGTCGAGGCGTCGGTGGGAGGACCGCGTGTTGCGCGGGCCTAGGCCTCCCTGCCCTCACCGCTTCATCCGCGTTCGCTGGCGGGTCGAGGGGGAGCGGTTCGTCGACCCGAAGCCGGAGTGCGCCGACTGCGGCGCCGAGGTCCCCAACGTCGTCGTCAAGGAGGAGAGGAAGCCATGAACAAGCCGCAGAGGAGGTTCGTCGTTACGGTCGAGGTGAGCGGCGACGAATGGGAGGACGTCAAGATGCAGCTTCGCGATCTGCTGCCGCACCTGGAGGACCATGGCCCTCGATGCGACTCGGTGGGAGGCGGAGTCTCGTCGGGCCATTGGGTTCGCGTCGTGGAGAACCCCGAGATGACCAACGAGCGCTACCACGAGGCGCTCGACAGATACCTAGGCCTGGAGAAGACATGAGGCGCTACCGCACGGGCTGCTTCGACCCGCCGTGGCCGGAGCACGGAGGAGGCAAGGTCAAGCGTGGCGCAGATCGTCACTATCCGTTGATGAAGGTGCGGGAGATCCGTGAGCTTCGGATCCGCGGGCGCTACCTGATGGACTCGTTCGAGGACGATTCGCACATGTACCTCTGGGCGACGAACAACTTTCTCGAGGCCGCGTTCGACGTCCTGAAGGCGTGGGAGTTCCGCTACGTGACCTGCGTCACCTGGGGCAAGGTTGAGCTGCGGGACGTTCCGCAGGATCTCCTCCTGGCCTCCGGCGTCGGCGTGAACGACCTCGTGCGGATCCAGACGGGCCTAGGCCAATACTTCAGGGGCGCGACGGAGCACCTTCTGTTCGGCGTGCGCGGGCGACTCCCCTACCGCACGAACCCGATCACGGGCAAAAGGGCGCAGGGCCGAACGCTCGTGCTCTGCCCGCGCGTGAAGGAGGAGGCGAAGGACAAGCACTCGAGGAAGCCGCAGGTCTTCTATGACGCCGTGCGGCTGGTGAGCCCCGGGCCGTACCTCGAAGGCTTCGCCAGGCGCCCGCGCAAGGGCTGGGCTGTTTGGGGCAACGAGGTGTAGAGAGGTTCGCTTCACCCAAAGGAGGGACGATGCACGCGTTCGAGGCGAAGGGAGGCACGGTGTTCCATCACAACTCTGACCTCAGCGGTGAGGTCATCGTGGCCAACAAGCTTGGGGAGGAGGTCCGAGTCGGCTACGAGGACCTACGCGAGTTCGTGAAGAGGAAGGATGCTGAACGGCCGAGGGAGGCGTACAAGGCACCGTCTCCCTCACCGCAGTTTCAGGAGAGGCTCAGGCAGCTGCCCGCGACGAAGGCGATGGTCTGCGTGGCCATCGAGGCGCTGAGGCTCAAGCTGGACGATGACGGCAAGCTGACGCCGTGGGGGAGGCAGATGTTCGACGTGGCATTGAACTCGGTGAAGGGAGCGAGGTAGAACATGGAAAGGTTGCAGATGATGATCGCGATGCAATTGATGGGGATGACGATGAGCAAGGGGAGAGCCGCGACGCCCGCGGAGATCGACTCGTTCGTCGCCGCGGCGAAGATGGCGCTCGAGAAGTGCTACGCCGTCTGGCCGCAGGTGGATGACCTGGAGCGAAAGGCAGACGCGGCTCGAGCGGGGAGGCCTCGGTGAGCGGCATGGAGTTCAGCGGCGCCGGCGTCAAGCACGACCTGGGGAAGCCTCGCTACGACCTCGTGCCCACCCGAGCCGTGCGCGAGTTCGTCGAGGTGCTGACCTTCGGCGCCAAGAAGTACACGGCCAACGGGTGGAGGAAGGTCGTGGGCTGGCGCTGGCGCTACCTCCGAGCGGCGCTCACCCACGTGTTCCAGTTCCTCGGAGGTCAGGCGCGCGATCCAGAGACGAACCTCCACCACCTGGCCCACGCGCTCTGCTGCCTCTTCTTCGTGCTCGAGCACGAGCTGATCCTCGAGCTTGGGACGAAGGCGGAGCGCGCGCTCGTTCCCGACGGCGACGCGGAGGCTCCGCCCGGCTCGCAGGAGGCCCCCAACTTCGAAACCAAGATGGATCCGAACGGGGCGCCGGATCGCTGGTCGCTGGTCAACGGAAAGAGGAAGCGCAAGGGGAGGGGGCGATGACCTTCTGGCAGTTCGCCGACGCCCATCCATTCGTCACGCTCGCCTGCGCGTGGCTCGCGGCGATGACGACGATGTACGTGGCCTATCAAATCGGAGGGAGGCGGAAATGAAGATCTACCTGGCGAGCAGCTGGCGCAACAAGGAGTTCCCACGCGTCAGAGATCTGCTGAGGTCGGCGGGCAACGAGGTCTACGATTTCACGAAAGCGGCGACCGCGTTCCACTGGTCGGCTCTCGACCCCGAGTGGGAGAGATGGTCGAGCGCGACGTTCAGGGACGCCCTCGACCACCCGCTCGCGGACGCCGCGTTCAGGGCGGACATGGATGCGCTCGAGGGTTGCGAGGCCTGCGTGCTCCTCCTTCCGTGCAACCGCTCCGCCCATCTCGAGGCGGGCCATGCGGTCGCGGCGGGCAAGCGGGTCGTCGTGATGACGGACAGCCTCGAGCGGCCGGAGCTGATGTACAAGATGACCCACGCGGTCGTGCTCTCCGATGAGGAGCTGCTCGCCGCGCTGGCGAATCCCCGAGAGCTAACCGACGCCGAGGCGAAGCTGATGGACGTAGAGGCCTGCTACAGACACCTCGAGGCCGGAGCGGCTCACCCCATCGTCGCCGAGCGGATGCGAGACGAGCGGCTCCTGACTTGGTTCAAGGTCGGGGAGAACACCATCAAGAGCCAGCGCGAACGCATCGAGGAACTGGAGAAGCGACCGAAGTGGACGGGGCCAGGTCCGATGCCGGACGTCAGCTGATGTTGGAGAAAACCATAGAGAAGAGGGCGTGCGTCGTCGTCCGCCAGCGTTGGGGGATCCGCTCGGTGAAGTTCACGCCGGCGGGAGAGAACGGCTACCCCGACAGGCTGTTCTGGATCCCCGGCGGGCGTCCTCTTCTCGTAGAGTTCAAGCGGCCGGGCGAGCCGCTCGAGCCGCTGCAGGTTCACCGCCACTTGATGCTGAGGGAGCTTGGCTATGACGTCTTCACGCATGAGACCGTCGAAGGGGCAGTCGCAGAGGTCGGCCGCGCCCTCCGACGCTCCGGACATCTTCACCGCGGCGCCGGCGATCCCGTGGAAGCCGCACGGCTATCAGAAGCGGGCGGTGAAGTTCCTGCTCGAGCACGCGGCCGCCGCTCTGCTCCAAGATCCCGGGCTCGGTAAGACCTCCGAGACGCTGGCGGCGATCAAGGTCCTTCGCGATAAGGGCATGGTCGAGAAGGTCCTCCTCGTAGCGCCGAAGCGCGTGGCGCAGAGCACCTGGCCGCGCGAGCTGAAGAAGTGGGAGGACTTCTCGGACATCCACGCGGTCGTGCTCCACGGAGATCACAAGGAGGAAGTGCTCTTAGGGCTTCCCGCCGACGTGTACATCATCAACCCCGACGGGCTGCCGTGGCTCCTCGGCGTCTCCAAGACGAAGACGCCCAGCGGCAAGACGCGGGTCAAGGTGGACCTCGCCAGGTGGCGCAAGCTCGGCTTCGACATGCTCGTGGTCGACGAGCTATCGAAGTTCAAGGATTCGAGCACGCAGCGGTTCAAGATGATGCGGGAGATCGTGCCGACCTTCGGTCGACGATGGGGGCTGACGGGGAGCCCTGCTCCGAACGGACTCATCGACCTGTTCGGTCAGATGTACGTGATCGACGAGGGGAGATCCTTGGGGCGCTACGTCACCGGCTACCGCATGCGCTACTTCACCCCGTCGTGGGACGGGCACTCGTGGGATCTTCAGCAGGGCGCGGAGAAGGAGATCTACAAGCGCATCAAGCCGATCGCGCTGACGATGGCCGCGGAGGACTACATCAAGATGCCTCGCCTCATCGAGAACGAGATCCGCGTCGAGCTGCCGCCCGAGGCGCGACGCGTTTACGATCAGCTCGAGGATCATCTCTTCGCGCAGATCCGCGACAAGGTGGTCGTCGCCTCGAACGCGGCGGTGTCCTCGATGAAGTGCCGACAGGTCGCCAACGGCGGCGTCTACGTCGACGACCATGTGGCCAAGCTGATCAAGGTGAAGCGCGGGAGGACGCGGGAGCACGTGGACCTCCACGACCAGAAGGTCGAGGCCGTGGCGGACCTCGTGGACGAGCTGCAGGGAGAGCCGCTCCTCGTCGCCTACGACTTCGAGCACGACCTGTCGCGCCTCCGCGCCCGCTTAGGGCAGAAGGTCCCGCACATCGGCGGAGGGACGACGGCCAAGGAGGCGAACCGCCTCGAGTCGATGTGGAACGAGGGCAAGCTCCCCGTCCTCCTCGGCCACCCGCAGAGCCTCGCGCATGGGCTGAACCTGCAGGGGGCGGGAAGGCACGTCTGCTTCCACTCCCTCACGTGGAACTTCGAGCTGTACGACCAGTTCATCAGGCGGGTGTGGCGGCAGGGGCAGAAGGCGAGCCGCGTCTTCGTTCACCTCATCGTCGCCGAGGACACGGTGGACGAAACCGTGATGAAGGCCCTGCGCGCGAAGGCCAAGGGACAGAAGGCTCTCTTCGACGCGCTGCGGGAACGCGCGAGCCTTCGCGGCGTCGCCGACTTCAAGAGGGGGATGGGATGAGGACGAAGACGATGGAAGCTCGCCGGGTGAGGAAGGGCGACCGCGTGCGGGATGACTCCGGCCGGTTCGCGAAGGTGCTCGAGGTCCGCCCGCCCGGCCGAACGAAGAGCATGTCGTGGCCGCACCTGGGACTCCTCGTCGAGGACGGGCTCAACGCCAGGCCGACGGGCGAACCCTTCAAGGCCCTCGCGGTGAAGGAGGGAGATCTCGTCGTGCTGACGCCGGGCAAACGCCTCTCCAATCTCGAGTACGAAACGTTGCGAGCGTCGTTCGCCGCGCTGGTCGAGCGAGATCCGAAGCTGCGAGGAGTCCTCTTCCTCCTGGCTCCGACGGAGGGCTTGGAGCCTGAGATCCTCACCGTCGAACAGCGGCGCCGGCTCGCCGAGGAGCTAGCTCGCTCGTCGTAATCGGGCGTTTACATCCGTCATCTCAATCGGTACATCTAGGTCATCGGCATTCCCGCCGACCTAGCTGAGGGAAGACGAGATGAACGAAGAGACGAAGAGAACGTTGAAGAGGAAGCTCTCGGAGCTGCGGGTGGACAACGCGGTTCGCCGGGCCTGGGAGCACGTGAACGAGGAGGTCGTGGATCTGACCGAGGCCGAGCGCACCACGTTCGGCCGCAGGCTCGCCGACGACGTGCTGCAAGAGATCGACGAGGCCAGGCCCACGCGGCTCGTCGTCGACTTCGCGCACGAGGGCCGCGGCTGCATTCGCTGCGGCGAAGGACACGAGCATTGGGCGCTTCAGCTCCTCCGCTTCGCCGCCAGGCACAAGGTTGCGGTCACGGTGCTGAACGAGGTCGGGCCCGGCGGAGGCTGGCCGGAGGTCGCCGTCTTCGGAACACGTGAGCAGCTGCAGGCCGTCGCGAACGAGCGAGCCGGCGACGACGCTCAGCTCGCCGAGGAGATCATGGAGGAGGTTCAATGAGATTCTACAAGGGCAACGTTCCACGGTTGGGGCCGCCGTCGGAACGCGGTGCCTTCGTCGGCCAGTTGACCGCAGAGAACGGTGAGCGCGCTTGGGTGAAGGGAGACACGCTCTTGAGCGTCATCAGAGCCGCGAGGGTATTCATCTTCGACGGACGCATAGAGGGGGTTGAACTTCGTGGGTTAGTGAGGTTCAAGCTCTACGGTGGGCAAACGCGCTTAGCCGGCAAGGTGCGATGTTCATTTTCGTGCGACGGCCGCCAACTGACAGCCCTTGAACTTCGCCGAGCGAGCATCCAGGAGAAAGTCGGATTCGCAAAACGCAAAGCTGTAGACGCGAAGAGGATCGCCAAGCTCGATGAAGATCTGAAGAAGATCGTCGGGGGTGAACCATGAGCTACGAGAACGCCCCCGCGACGAGGATGCTCGCGACCCGCTGCGCGGTCTGCGGGCGTCAGCTCGTGGACTCGAGGTCGGTGGAGACGGGCGTGGGGCCCGACTGCAGGGCCAAGCACGGCTACGACGACCCGTGCGGAGAGGAGGAGAGGCGCGAGGCGAATCGGCTCGTGTACAGGCTCGCGCTCTGGCGCTCGGCGGAGGACGGCGTGGAAGGGACGCCCGACGTCGAGGAGGCGGCGCAGGCCATCGGACGGGTCCGAGCGCTCGGCCTCTCGCGCCTCGCGGCCGTGCTCGAGGAGAGGCTCTGCGACGTTCAGCTCGAGGAGACGGAGGAGGGAGGACGGCGCCACCTGGCGGTCGCGACTCCGTTCAGCGACGGTTTCCTCGCGGACCTCAAGAGGCTGAAGCGCGCCGACGGGTTCGAGCTTGAGAGGCGATGGGATGCCTCCTCCTCCCGCTGGCTCCTCCCGACGGACGACGAGGCGCGGCGTCTACTGTGGCGGGTTCTCAAAGTCCACTTCAAAGGGAGGCTAGGGAGAGGACCTCGAGGCCCCTTCGCCGTCAAGGACGATGCCAAGGCTCATGGTTTCAAAGGCCGTGCCGTCTCCGAAGCCTAGGCAGGCCGACCTCCCCCTAGCCCCTCCTCCCTGCTAACCCTCGGAACCCTCATGGGACCTCTGCCCTTCGGCCTGGAGAGAAGCGGGCCTCGACCCCATCTCGACCCCTGCCCCATGAGGAGATCGTGGCCTACGGATGAACCTTGGAGCTTTCGCTCATTCAGGGGTTTACATGTCCATGGGATCCATGAGCTTTTTCTCTCAGCTCACCCATTGCAATGAGGGTTGACCTTTCGTAACCCAAGATCGAAAGGTGGAAGCTCAATCATCCCATGAGGATAGATGCACAAAAATAATTCTCAATCAGGGGTTACGCGCATGGTCATGACCATATACGGCCAAGCCCATGAGATGAATGAGGAATCAAATGAAAAACAATTCGGCGGGAAATCGCGGCGGAGTCCTCTCCGCCTATTTATGTGGGGAGTTGATGACGCGGTTAACCGAAGCGGAATAGGAGATACCATGGACGAGAAGCGGTTCAGCCTGGAAGACCTCGTGCGGTTCGCGAAGTTCCTCGCGTCGGCGGAGGAGGTCCCTGCGGAGGAGGACTTCGAAGCTCAAACGGGAGAGGAGCTGCAGGCCGGAGAGATCGGCGTCTTCTTCGACGGGAACACGATGTGGGCGGTGAAGAAGGCGGACGGGACCTATCGGACGGTCATCGAGCGGTCGGAGCCGAGCGGCTCTCTGGAGTACGTCGCCGCCTGCTGCTTCGAGTGGGCGAAGGACGAGGGGCGGTTCGAGTAGGAGGACTGACGGGCCTTACCCGTCCCACGCTAACCGAGGGAGTAGCGACCCTCAAAACGAAAGGCAGTCCATGTCGAAGAAGAACGTGAAGAAGCTCGTCGCCTCGAAATCGTCGAAGCCGTCGCTCTCGGACCTCGTGAGCGGGAAGTCGGAGGCGGTCGCGAAGGCGGTCGCTGAGAGGCGGGCGACGAACGACAAGGCCCTCGCGAAGGCGGCGGCGCAGGAGAAGGTCGCGGCGAAGAAGGACGGGAAGGCGGCGAAGGAGACGACCCGCAAGCCCGGCAGCGGCGCGCTGATCCGCGAGATGCTGATGAAGGGGGAGACTCCCGAGCGAATCGTCGCCGCGGTCCTGAAGGCCTTCCCCGATCGGAACACGACGAAGGGCGATGTCGCCTGGAACAAGTGGGACATGAAGCGGAAGGGCGTGAAGGTCCCCGAGACGCGGAAGGTCGCCGCGAAGGCCTGATCGGCTTCGGGTCGGAGGGGAGCGTCAGAGGCTCCCCGCCGCGCCCGACCCGCCCGAGCACTCCCGCTCGGAGGGACGCTGAGGAGGTTTCAAATGGAGCTGCTGACCGTGGTGAACTCGCTGTTGGGCGAAGGGCTCTCCCTCTGGGAGGCGTGCGCGGAGACGGATCGCGCGCTCGGCCTCCCGCGGGGAACGACCCGCCGCGTCGTCTCGGGGAGGGCGTCTTGAGAGTCTCCATTCGGAAGCTGAATCGCGAGCTGCCGCAGGCCCTCCTCTCCTTCTCCGTCTTCGTGGACGAGAGGCCGATGGGCTTCGGCGATCTCTGGGAGGAGCCGAACCTGTACGGAGGCCCGGAGAGGTACGTCGGAGGGAATGACCGCTGGATGGAAGCGGGCGCGGAGGAGGCGGTCTTCGCCCTGGCGGAGGAGGCGGTCTCCCTCGGAGAGAGGACCGACAGGGAGGTTCAGATCTGCGACTGCTGCGGGGCGGAGGACAACGGCGACATCTGCGACGGCGTCTGCCCGAGCTGCGACGGGACCTCGGACGAAGAGGGAGGGGAGGAGTCATGAGCGCCTTCGATCCCGACGTGCTGGAGAAGATCAAGAAGCTCCTCGCGAGGTCCGCCTCCTCCGAGCCGCATGAGGCGGCGCTAGCGCTCGAGATGGCCCAACGGCTGATGAACGAGCACGGGCTGACGACCGAACAGGTCGAGGTCGGGCGGATGAAGGAGGAGAGGCTTAGGTCCAAGGCCTCCGTCTCAAAGCCGAAGGACTGGGAGCTTGACCTGTTCAACGGAGTCGCCGACGCCTTCGGGCTCGGGCTCCTCTTCTCCCGAGGTCCGACGGACAGGGAGATCCACGAGCGCGGTCTCTCCATGTCCGAGAAGTACGCCCACTATCTGTTCATCGGACCGGCCGCGGAGATTCAGCTCGCAGCGTATGCGTGCTCCGTCCTCTCCCGCCAGCTGGCCAAGGCGCGGCTGAAGCGACAGGAGACGCTGCCTGACTGGTATTCCCGCCTGGAGAAGGTCGGCGCCCTCGACTCCTACTGTCGCGGGTGGGTGGAGTCGGCCCTGTCGAAGGTCCAGAGGCTCGTATTCAGCGAGGCACGGAAGAAGGCCATCGCGCTGTACATCAAGGAGCGCTCGGCGGGCCCGACGAAGATGGCGATCCAGCGCTACGGCTCGGAGGCGGATCGCGCCGCGGGGCGGGAGGACGGAAGCTCTGCCGAGCTGAACCGACCCGTGGACGGGAGGGGAGGGCCGAAAGCTCTGAACGGGTGAAGGCTTGACGGGCCCAACCCGTCCCAGCCCCGACGAGGAGATAGGCGCCTCAAATCGAAGGAGGAGCGATGTCGAAGCCGAAGGAAGGTGGATTCAAATGGAGCATTCGGTTCCTGAAGAACGACCACGTGGTCGTTGACCTCGAGCTGAAGGAGACGCTCGGATACGAGGACGTTCAAAGGTTCATCGGTGAGCTGAGCGGCATCGCCAAGCGAATGCAGCAGATCGACGAGGCGACCCGTGGCTAGCCTCACTCCGAAGGAGGCGGCGGAGGCCGCGGCCCTCGCCTGTCTCGAGTCCCTCCGTGCCGCCCTGAACGTGGAGACGGAACTGAGGGTGCGGTTGCGCGAAGCGCGACATGCGACGGAACGCAGTTCGCTTCCGACGCTGGACGATCGCGCCGCCATCAGGCTCGAGACGGAGGTGCGCGAGGCGGAGAAGCGGAGCAACGCCGCGTTCACGGCCTGGCGCAAGGCGCAGGAGGCGGTGCCCCACTAGCGGAGGAGGGTCGGCGGGGAGCGCTCTCCTCGCCGAGCCCGCCGCGCTCGTGCGGCCTTTGAAAGCTTGGGACTTGAACATGAAGACGAGATTGATCCACGCGTTCTGCGACGAGGACCTGTCGGCCTCGGACATGGTGAAGTTCGCGCGCGAGGCGAAGCGTCCTGGGAGGTTCACCTGCGTGCTCCCCTGCGAGGGCTTCGACGTGGCGATCTATACGCGAAGTCCACGAAGGGGCTCGGGGCCGAAGGCTATCCGCCTCCCGACCTAAGCGAGCGGGGAGCCCGGCTGTTCGAGCGGATGGCCGCGGAGGCAGGAGTCACGGCCACGCGGTTGGGGAGGTCATCATGAAGAAGCCCGAGCCGCCGAAGTTCAAGGAGCTTCTCGCCAGGTTCGAGCTAGAGGCTCGTTCGCATCAGATGGAGGAGAAGGCAGACATGCGCTCGTGCCTCAAGCAAGACCTCGAGAGGACGCGCTCGCAGCTGCTCGAGATGTTCCATCGCGCCAGGTTCGGAGCCCGCCCATGAAGACTCCTCTCAAGCGTTCTCCGTTCGACCTCATGCAAGAGCGGCTGCGGAGGCGTCCGTGGGCCCTGCTCGTCGGTTGCGTCCTCTACAACCGAACGCGTGGGGAGCACGCATGGCCCGTCCTCTGGAGCTTCCTCGCCGACTGGAGAAGTCCTGAGAACGTGGTGGACGAATACCAGGCCGATCCGCAGGACGTGCTGGACCTGTTAGAGCTTCGGTTCGCCACGCTCGGATTCATGCGACGTCGGGCGAAGGCGGTCGTCGCCTTGAGCCACGCGTTCATCGGCTTCGACCTCGAGCGCGGGGACGTGGAGAGGCTCCCCGGCTGCGGGAGGTACGCGGCGGAGAGCTTCGAGATCTTCGTGCGCGGTCGGCTCGTGCCGAAGCCTCAGGACAAGGAGCTGAGGCGCTACGTTCAATGGGCCCGCGCTCAAGGAGGGAGGAGCCACACCTAGGCCGCGAAGAAAGATGCGATGGACGATGGACTGTTTGAATGGCGGTGAGCTAGACTGATGATCGATGTAGACGTTCCACCCGTCGTGCTGAGGAAGGCAAGGTCATGAAGAAGAAAGCGTCGAAGGCGAAGCCCAACCCGAAGATGAAGCGGCAGCTCGTCGCCCAGCTGAGAGCCAAGCAGGCGAAGGAGAAGAAGGGGCCAGGCTTCGAGATGAACGAAGAGGAGCTGAAGCAGCAGGCCTCGAGGCCCCAACCAGAGGTTGCCTCCCTCCCGTGTCCTGACTGCGACGAGCCCCTCTCGCCGATGAACAGGAGCATCCTGCAGGACGGCAGGGTCATCCACATCGGCTGCAAGGCGCCGAAGAAGACGACGGAGCGGCCGCGCGCGGAGAAGGAGGCGGAGCCGATCCTCTCCGGCCTGCCGAAGCATAGGAACGTGAAGCCGCCGAAGCCGGCGCCTCCGTTCAAGTCGGAGTTCGGAGACATCATTCCGATGGGCGACTACGCCGGGAGGACCTGCCTGCAGCTGAGGCGGGACGCGGCGACGGTCACGTTCATCAACACCGGAGATCAGTTCGGCATGCACCTGAACTACGAACCGAAGGAGAGGTTCGACGCCAGGTTCAAGCCGCTGGAGAAGTACCCCGTGAAGAAGGCGGTCGAGCACTTCGTCAAGTGCGCGGTCGATTACGGGGCAACGCAGGACGTCCTGGATTGGCTGGGACGGGTGGTGACTCTCAAGGAGGAGCAGATCATGGCTGCAAAGAAGAAGCTGGCTGGCGCGTCGAACGGCAACGGCAAGGGCGTGAAGAAGTCGTCGGGCCCGAAGAAGCCGGGGAGCGGCTCGCGCATTCGGGAGCTGATCCTGAAGGCGACGCCGACGGAGAAGATCCTCTCCATCATCCGCAAGGAGTTCCCCGGCTCGAAGGCGAAGGCCTCCGACGTGTCGTGGAACCGCGGCAAGCTGAAGAACGACGGGGTGAAGATCCCCGAGCCGAAGGGCTAGGACCCGTGGCTCGCGACTCCCGACCCCTCCGCCGAGGCGGGGGAGGTCGGGATGCGCACGAGGCCGATGACCTGAAGGGACGTTGCCTGCGGACCTCAGCCCGCTTGGCGACCAAGCCCCAAGGTTGTCGGCCTCGTGCGCATTCAGCGCTGAGGGAGATTTGAACATGACACCGCAAACCTCCGGCCTGGCCGGAGCAGTGAAGAAGTATCTCGAGCTGCAGCTGACGAAGGACGTGGCCACCGGCTTCGACTCCGGCGCCCGAGCGGCGCTCGGTGCCTGGAGCCGGCTCGAGGGATCCCGCCCGCCGACGGAGAGCGAGCAGGTGATGGAGTTCATGGAGAAATTCAACCACATGTTCCTCACCGGCCAGGGCGTCCCCCTTCACCGCCACCCGCCGACGAACCATCCGCGACACCTCACGCTGCGAAAGCTTCAGGAGCGATTCGTCCAGATGCAGGAGGAGCTGATCGAGGAGTTCTACGACGGCATGCACGAGCAGAGCCTCGAGAAGATGGCCGACGCTCTGATCGATCTCGTCTACTTCGCGAAGGGGACGGCGAACCTCCTCGGCCTTCCGTGGGAGGAGCTGTGGAACGACGTTCACTCCGCGAACATGCGGAAGGTCCGCGGAGAGAAGACCCGCGGAGGGATGCTCATCAAGGTGGACTGCGTGAAGCCGCCCGGATGGGTGGGGCCGCGCACGCTCGACATCCTCAAGGCCGCCGGCTATCGCCCGGGCTTCGATGACAGGTCGTTCTGGGACGACCCCGAGCACTGCCCAGGCGGGCCGCAGACGGCGGAGGACGTGGCGTTCACTTCGGTGGCAGGAGCGCCGTGCGAGGCGGTGAAGGTGTACGACGGCCGCGAGGGTCCGACGGACAAGGGCGTCGCCGGCTCCGACTCGTCGGGGGAGGGGTCGCGATGAGCAAGCTCACCGCCCTAGGCGCCGACATCTTCGCCGGCACCTTCACCCACGGAGTCAAGGCCGCGGGCTTCGACGTCCTCGGCCACCTCGAGCACGGCCCGTATGGCGTGAAGACGGCACAGCTGAACTTCCCCAAGCTCGAGGTCCGCGTCGGCCGCCAGAACTGGAACGAGAAGGACTTCAAGGGCAAGGTCGACTTCATGTACACGAACCCGCCGTGCGCGGCCTGGAGCACGGCGCGCTCGGGACAGGGCGGAAGCTGGGAGACGCAGGTGCATCGGCTCTCCTGCGTGGATGACGTTGTGACGGCGGGCCTCGTCATCCGTCCGAAGGCGTGGTGCTGGGAGTCGGTGACCAACGCCTGGAGGATGGGTCAGAGGTTCGTGCTTCACCAGGCAGAGCGTTGGAACGACGCAGGCTACCACTGCACCGTGCTCCTCCAGGACAACCAGTTCCTCGGAGCGGCGCAGGAGCGACAGCGCATGTTCCTCATCGCACACCTGCACCCGCTCGTCTGGCCGAAGCTGACGCCGACGACGACCGTGGGAGAGGCGTTCAAGCTGCTGCCGAAGAAGCTCCCGCCCGAGCCGGTCACCCACAGCGAGATGCAGCCCTACTGGAAGAAGCGCCTGTGGCCGATGAGCGACAAGTACAAGGGCTACTTCCGGCGCACGCACGAGATGGAAGGCCGCGGGCCGATGAAGCTCGAGGGCCGCATCCCGTCCGTCCTCGTCCGCAAGCTGGACCTCGAGAAACCGGCGCCGGTGATGCTGGCCTCGAGCATCCGCCTCCACCCGTTCGAACGTCGCTACGTGAACTGGTTCGAGTGGCTCGTCCTCTGCGGCCTGCCGCTCACCTGGAAGACGAGCTGCGGCGGTGCAGACTCGGCGACGCAGGAGCTTGCTCGAGCCGTCCTCTCCCCGGTCGGCAGGTGGCTCGGCACGGCGGTGAGGAAGGGGCTCGCGCTTCCGGCCTTGAGGACACGGCCGAGCACGACGGTCGTGGACCTCCGCAAGCCCGACCATCCGTACACCCAGAAGATGTTCGACTTCGACGGGTTCACCATCGCACCCTTCGACCTCACGCCGCAGAAGCCCGCGGAGGAGCCGGTCAACAAAGCGAGCGGGTTCGCCTCCGGCAGGGCGTCGGTCGCTGCCAAGGCGGCGCTGGCGAAGAAGGGCGGAGGAGGAGCGCGCAGGCCAGGCTCGGGAGCCCGCATCCGCGAGCTGATCCTGAAGGCATGGCCGTGGGAGAGGATCGTCAAGACCGTGCACGATGAATTCCCCGGCAGCAAGGCGGGGAAGGCCGACGTCGCTTACCATAAATACCATATGCGCAAGGAAGGGGTGGCCGTACCATGAACTTCGACGACGTTTGGAGAAAGCTCCTTTGGCAGATCCTGACGACGGGCCGCCAGGTGAGCCCGCGCGGTCAGAGGACGAAGGAGCTGCCGATGCACACGATCTCCGTCGATATGAGGAAGCCGGTGCTGACCGTGCCGGAGCGCAAGCTGTGGTACGGGTTCATGGCAGCGGAGGCTCACTGGATGCTGATGGGTTCGGACAGGCTCGCGGACCTCGAGCAGTGGGGAAAGAACGTCGCGAGGTTCAGCGATGACGGCTCCACGTTCTTCGGCGCCTACGGCCCGAAGATCCTCGATCAGCTGGACTACGTGGTGGCGAAGCTGCTCGAGGATCCGGTGTCAAGGCAGGCGGGCCTCACCATCTGGAGAGAGAAGCCGCCGAAGACGAAGGACGTTCCCTGCACCGTCGCGATGTTCTTCACCGTGCGCCAAGGGGAGGGGCAGCCGATGCTCGAGGCGAACGTGTTCATGAGGTCGAACGACGCGTGGCTCGGGACGCCGTACGACGTCTTCAACTTCTCCATGGTCGCCCATCTCGTCGCGGCCAGGGTGAACGAAGCGCTCGGCGGGCGACTCCCGATGGTCACGCCCGGAACCCTACGCCTCGCCGCCGCGTCGTCTCACCTGTACGAGGGGAACTGGGAGGCTGCGGCCATCTGCGCCAGGCCCGTCGAGGGCACCGAGCAGGAGCCCTCTCCCGAGGCTCTGTTCACTTCGGCCGTCGCGCTTCGGCGTACGCTGAAGGAGCTGCGGGAGTCGAAGCCCGGCGACGCTCTCAGATGGTGGGAGGCGAAACCATGAAAGGGTGGAGAGTGACCGACTTGGGCAACGGTCGAGCGGAGGTCGCCATCTCGTGGGACGGAATGCGCGAGGCGACGTTGGCCGCGGAGGCGGACGAGCTGCAGGCGATGATCGTCGACCTGGCCGGCGCCTACTACCGCATCACCGGAGCACTCCCGCCTGCCGTGCGAAGGGCCGACGTCGGAGCGGCGAGTCGCACGGCTCCACCACGTGCGCAGATCCTCAAGGCAGCCGAGGCATCGAGGACGAAGAACCGAGCGAGGGCGCGCCGATGATCTTCGTGCTCGATAGGTACGGCAAGCCTCGCCCTCCTCAGCTGCCCTGCGGCTGCAGGGTCATCGGGAACCTCAAGGCCATCGGTCTCGACGGCGAACCCATCCCGGGCGTGACCGGTCTCAACTCGAAGACCGGGTGGCTGCGTGTGCAGAGGTACATCGTGTTCCCCGGGCTCCTCCGCCGCCGCCACGGAGGCGGGACTTCAGACGATCCAGGTCACGGCTCCGTTCGAGCTTCGTTGCAAGGTCCACGGTCTGCTCAAGGAAGAGGAGGGCTGACGATGCATCGAACGATCCAGGACAGACCCGAGAAGGATGAGACGTGGCTGAACGTCGCGCGAGAGATCTCGAGACGGTCCACCTGCTACCGCCTGGCGGTCGGCGCCGTGCTCATCGACGTCCGAGGCTACGTGATGTCGACGGGGTACAACGGACGAGCGACGGGCGAGGAGAACTGCAACGAGCCGTCGCTGAGACCGATCTCCGAGGCGGAGCGCCGCCAGGTGCGAGGCTGGACCTCTCCGCCCGACGCGAAGAAGACAGTCTATCTTCATCGCTGCGCGAACAGCGACGCGGAGATCGGCAAGCCCAACGGATGCGAGAGCATCCACGCCGAACAGAACGCGCTGATGCAGTGCCGCGACGTCTGGAGCATCGGCACGTGCTACGTCACGCACAGCCCTTGTCTGCCGTGCGTGAAGATGCTCATGAACACGAGCTGCAGGCGGGTCGTCTTCGGCGCCGAGTACCCGAGCGGCGGGGCGCGTGAGCTGTGGGAACGCTCCGGCCGACTCTGGGTGCCGAGGGGCTAGGAGGCTCGGCGGGGAGGCAGATGAGGCCCGAGGGGCGCTTTCCCCAGGGTCGTCTATCAATCTGCAGCCAGAGGGCAGTACGCCCGTTTCGGGCCCTCTCGGGAGGGCGGTTCTCCCTCGAGAGACGATTTGAAAAGAAAACGAGGTCGAGAGTGGCCGCCTAGGCCGCGGCGCCGGCGGTCACCCACCCGTGCCAGCCGCAGCCGCCTTGAAGGTGGACGCTCGGCTGCAAGCTCAGGTCATCGGCCGTGGTGCCTGCGGTCACGCGCCAGCGGCCAGGCCCGACCAGGTGAGGAGCCTGAGGCACGCCCTCGAAGAAGAGGACGACGGCGTGCGGGTTCCCCGCCTTCGTGCAGAGCGGGCAGGCGAAGCAAACGCCGTCTGCCTCCGCCAACGTCAGAACCTCACGCCAGCCCGAGGGCGACGAGCGGATCCACTCGAAGACGAACCCGTCGCGGAGTCTCACGACAGAACGTCTTCGATGACGATGAGGACGACGCCGCTCGAGGGCACGGTCTGGATGAGGCCGACGAGCGTGACCGCGAACTCGCCGACGAACAGACCTTCGGTGTCGACGTTCAGAGCGGCCCACGCGTACTCGACGATCCCCGCCGGGGCGTCGACGACCGTGGCCGCGGCGTTGACCTTCAGCGCCCCTCCGCTCCTCGGCCGCATGCGGAACTGGACGGAGGCGCCGGTCAGATCGATGGGAACGTCCTCGGAGTCGAGCAGCTGGGCGCGAAGGATCGGAAGCCTGTCGCCCTTCTTCATGTTGAACGTCGCCATGGCTTCACCCTACCTTGGAGGGACCTGGACTGATGACAACCTTGCTTCCGCCGCGACCGTCCACGGCCTTCGACGCTCCGCCTGAGCTTCGAGGGAAGCCCTGCGCAGGCTGATGGTCCTCGAGGACGAGGATGTAGCCGCTCTCGAGCAGCAGCTTGTCCGTGCCGTTCTCTAGAAGGATGTACGAGGTCGCCATGGTCAGCCTTTAGGAACGACCTCGACCCGCACCACGATCTTCCAGCCGCCGGCGGGCTCGGGAGAGAAGCTCGGCACGCCGACGAGAGCGCACTCGTGCTCCTCGAGCAGGGCGTTGACCTTGGCCGCGCACTCTTCGGCCAGCCGCTTGCGAAGCTCCTTCAGCTCCGCCGCTCCGCTCCTCGGCGCTCCGTTCTTCGCTGTGCCGTTCTTCGCAGCTTCGCTCGCCTCGGCGCTCATTCGATCCCCTTCGCCAGGTCAGCAAGCTGCTCGTTCAGAATGCTGAGCTCACTCTGCATCACGTCGCGTCGAACCGTCAACCTATCCACGTGTGATGCGAGCCAGGTTTCGAGATCGGCGTCCTGACCGGCCTCGTCCTTGGCCGCGAATGCCGTCACCTCGTCAAGATTCGCGCCTCGGCCAGGTCCTGCGAGCCTCTCAGCCATGTACATCTTCATCACGTTATCTCGTTGCATCGGATCATTCTCCTTGTATCAGATGGCGACCACTCGCCAGCGTGAACTGGTCGTGTCATACCAGATCTCGACGGCGCCGTTCGTGCGGATGGTGAGGTTCGCGTTGTTCGGACAGAAGAATCGGTTGGCCGCAGTGGAACCGGCGTTGTCGTGGTTGAGCACGATGGTGTTGGTCGCGCTGATGTTCATCAGGATGATGCTTCGCCCTGAGGCCTGCGCCACTAGACCCGTGAGCGTGGCAGCGCCGCTGGCGTCCTGCCTGATGACGGTGGCGGTCGCGAGGCTCGTCGGGCTGTAGTTGTTGTTGGTGCCCGTGATGGCCGTCGGGCTGATGATGGATCGAAGGTAGAGCCCGTCGTCGATCCGCGTCTCGCCGTCGAACTCGACCGCTCCGGCCTGGACCCACAGGGCCCGGCTGTTCGTGATGGTCGCGTTGGTGCCCGCGACCGGAGCGCCGACGATGGCGACGGTGGCCGCGTCGGTGATGGTGCTCGCGGCGACGAAGCTGTACGTGCGCTGCCGGTAGATGAAGGTCCGCTGCGTGGCGAGCGCTCCGGTGGCGTGCTGGAGCGTGGCCGTGGCGCTGAAGTCTACGTCAGGCGTCTCGGTGCCCGCGGTCTGCCCCGTGTGCGCAGCGCCGACGTACAGGAAGTTGGAAGCCGCCCCGGTGGTGGCCGCAGCTCGAGCGATGCGCGTGCCGCCCGCCCCTTGCTGAACCAACATGAACCCAGCTGTTGGGTTAGCATCGGTCCCCACGTTGAGACCTCCCGTGCCGATGCGCGAAGGGCTCACGGAGTCCACGCGCAGGGCCACGCCTCCGACCGCGGCACCGACGCGCAAGCATCCCGTCGAATCCGCGGTGGCGAGCCCCACGAGCACCTGCCCCGAGGGGTTGATGTGCATTCGCTGGATGCCGGTGTCGTTGACTTCGGTGTAGGTCGGTGCCGTGTAGAAGACGAGATCGTTCGCGTCGGGGCAGGTCCAGCCTCCCCCTCCGAAGTACAAGCTGCGAGACGTCCCTTCGTCGTAGCCGCTCAACGCCGTGAACGGGACGAGCGTGGGCGGCGAACCGGGCGTGCCAACCCGAGCGATGGCGTAGAGCCCGCCGTTCCCACCGCCGTCATACGTCGAGTTGATGTAGGAGCCGATCACCAGAGCCGTATAGATGCTAGCGCAGTTGAACGCGCCGGCGGGCGACGGCCCTATGACCGCAGCGCCTTCGGAAAAGATCGAACCGCCCGCGGTTGAACCCGTTGTGTTGTCTTTGACCTGAAGGCGCCCCTTGGCCGCCGCCGCCCCACCCGTGCCGACGGTCAGCCGATCGTCAGTCGCGTCCCACAGGAGCGCAGTGTCGACCGACAACAGGCCGCCTGTGCCAGTGACCACCACCCTTCCAGCAGCGAAAGAAGAGAGGGTCACGTTGTCTGACGTGGAGAGGTTGCCCGAACCGTCGAGGCTGAACCCGACGGAGGCGAGCGCCGTCTGCACGGCCGAGAACGGAACGTTGTGAACGTGGTCGGCACGCGAGAGGCTCGTGCTCGAGCCCTCGGTGTTGGCCGTGCCCACGTCCACGGCAGCCGCGGTTGCGACGGCGTGCTGATGGTCGCGCCTGGCGAGTCCGGTCCCCGTTCCTTCGGCCGCAGCGTCTCCGGCGTTCACCGTGGAGATGGTGCCGCCTGCCGTGTCGATGTCGTGCGAGTGGTCGGCCCTTGCCAGGTTCGCGCTCGCTCCCTCTGCGTTGGCCGAGTCGGCGTTCAGGGCAGAGGCCGCCGCGGTGGCCACGTCGTGCTTGTGGTCGGCACGCGCAGGCTCTCCGCTCGTGCCGATCGCGGCCGCAGCCTTGGTGACGTCTGCCGGAGCCGTGTTGCTCTGGTGCGTGTGGTCGGAGCGGGCGAGCGAGGTCGCCGACCCCTCGCCTGAGGCAGTGGCCACGCCCGTCGCCGCAGGAGCGGCGGTGCTCACGTCGTGCTTGTGATCCGCTCGGGAAGGAGTCGTGCTCGCTCCGGCGGAGGCCGCGGCCTTGGTGACGTCGGCCGGAGCGGCAGGAGCGGCGAGGGCGTGACGATGGTCCGAGCGAGAGAAGCTCGTGGCCGAACCCTCTGCCGCCGAGTCGCCGATGCCGATGACGCCTGCCGCGTCTGCCGCGATGGCATGACGATGATCGCTTCTGGCGAGCGAGAGCGCGGTCCCTTCCGCCGCGGAGTCATCGGGCTGGATCGTCCCGGGCGCGGCCGTCGCCACGTCATGCTTGTGGTCCTGTCTCGAGGCCTCGGCCGAGACGCCCGCGCTCGCGGCGGCGGTGTCCACGTCCACGGGCGCGACGTTGGACAGGCCTGCGGCGGAGGGAGTCTGCCAGGTGGCCGCGGCTCCGCTCGTCGCGGTCAGCACCTGGCCGGAGGAGGGGGCCGTGGCGGCCGAGACGGCAACGATCGTCGTGGCCGTGCGCAGGCCGCTCGCGGTCCTGTCGTCGGAGAGTCGGGCGTCGTTCCCCTGGCAGGCGGTGTTGGCGCTCGAGCCGTAGGTCTGCTGAGAGCCCGTCAACTTCGAGCTGCCGTCGAGGCCCGCGTATCCTCCGGCCGCGTTCTTGTTCGCCGTCTCCTCGAACGGCGCGGTCAGGTCGTCGAACGTGATGCGCTTGTCCGTCCCGCTCGGCGCCATCGTCAGGTCAGACTTGTCGACGATGACAAGCTCGTCGAGCGTCGCCGGCGTGACGAGTTGAACGAGGTCTGAGATCTTCGTGTCGGCCATCTTGGTTTCCTCTTAGAGCTTGAACTCGTGGCCAAGCTCGCGAGGCCACAACGCGTACTCCTTGATCGCAGCGATGGCCTTCTCCGCGCGCACGGCCCGCGTCTGGATCGTGTGCAGACACTCCTCGAACGGAGCGCCGACTCGCTTCGACAGCTCGCCTGCCAGACGCAACATCTCCTTGTGCGTCATGTGACCCGTCTCGATCTCGCGGAGCGAGCGCCTGCGCGTCTCGACCGCAAGCCCGAGCCCGACGACGTGCACAACCTGAGGTTCGTTCGCCATTCGCTTCACCCTGTCAGCTTGAAGATGCGGTTGGTTCCGTTATCCCATGCGATCGTGATGCTGCCGCCGTTCGGAGTCACGGCGGAGGCGAGCGCAAGGAGGAGGAGGACGAGCGCCGACGTTGCCGCCGAGCCGGTGTCGTTGAAGAGAAGCACCGACTCGCATTGGTCTCCGGTCACGGTGGTCAGCACCGTGTTTGCCGCGTCGAAGACGCCATCGGTCGAGGTCTTGCTGGCCAACGCCACCGGCGTCCCGACCTTCGCGCCCGACGGTACGTCATCGTAGAAGTCGTCGGTGTTGAAGTTCGGCGTGTAGTCCGCGTCGTCGATGAGCACCGCCTTCAGCGTCGAGCCGGCCGTGATGTCGAGGTCGTTGTCGATCATCAGCTTCTTGAACTTGTCGTACATCCCGGCCATGTCGTCTCCTCAGACCTTCTTGGGCTCGTACGCCATGGCCTTCGCGTGCGCCGAGGTCGCCCTGGCCACGAGGCTCTGCTTCTCCTCGTCGCTCAGGTCGCCGGCGTTGCGGATGGCGTCGTAGATGCCAGTTCCCACCTGCACGAGCGCAGGCCCGAGCTTCTCGGCGAGCAGCAGCACGATCTGGATCTCAGCGCCTGTCATGGCGCACCTCCGTCCTTGGCTTCGGGTTGAACCTCTGGGCTCGCCGACCTGGCCGTCCACACCGCAAGCTCGGCGGAGAGAAGCGTCAGGACGCCGGCGACCCGCTGCTGCGCCGTCGCGTCTCCGTTCGCCCACTGCTTGAACGCCTCGTCGTACGCCGGCTTCCAGTAGGCGCAGAACGCGGCCCATGTCCTGTACGTCTGGACGCTGACGAGCCCGCGGTCGAGCATCGCGTCCATGGCTTGACCGGTGGCGGCGAACGTCTCTCCGAGCGCGATGACCGTCTCGCCGCTCGCTCGCCAGGCCTGAGCGTGGGTGCACGACCCGAGCGCGAGCGGGAAGGCGAGGAGGAGCACGACGGCGCCGGCCTTGGCCACCTTCGCCGCGGCCTCCCCCGCCTCCTTGGCCTTCAGCTTCCTCAGCTTGAACCATGCGACGACGTCCTTCGCCCACCCGTAGAGCGCAGTGGCCAGGCCGACGATCCCTCCCGTCCCGACGACGAGAGGCACGACCAGTTCAGGGGTGACCTTGGTGTCGGTCGCGTACATCGGAACCATGGCCACGGCGAATGCGGTCGCCGAGTTGAGTAGCACTCCGCCCGGCTTAGACTCGAACAGGAAGAAGAACGGCCGATCAGCCCAGTGATCATCGGGGATCATGTCATGGAGCTTCTTGCCGAACGCCCTGACGCCGAGCACGAGCAGGACGACGACGAGCACGGCCAGAGCGAACAGCTCGCCCGCGCGCCAGAGCCCGCCGACCTTACCGAGCAGCTGGAGGAGCTGCTGGAGCATCGGGTCGTCGAGCTGCCCGCTCGAGATCGCCGGCAGCTGCTCGAGCGGAGGAGCGTAGCCCCACGCCGCCGCGGCGACGAGCAGGGCCGAACCGCAGAGCAGAGCGAGCGAGGTCGACAGCCAGTGATAGAACATCCAATCCTTTTCCATGTCCCTCTCCTTTTCAACAGTGAAGCGCCACGCCGGGCGCGACGGGAAGCGAACGCCAGGCCGGATCCTGAACGTGCGGCAGATCCGGAAACGGGAACAGCCTTCCGCTCTCGAGGCCCATCTCCTCAGCCATCCTGTTCATCACGTCGAAGCGCCTCAGCGCCTCGGCCCTGACCTTCGCGTCCTCCTCGTTGCCGAGGTAGACGAGCTTGACGCCGCCGCTCGCGTACAGCTCGCGGACCGGGTAGCGGTCGATGGCCGCGTCGTGACCGTGCGCGGAGTCGGCCGCGTACCTCGCGTTGGAGATCACCTTCTTGCGGTCTACGACCGCCCACTCTCCGGTGCTGAGCTTCAGCACGCGTCCGAGCTTGAACCTCTCGAGCTGCGTCGGGTCATCACGTCTGCCCTCGGTGATCTTGATGGCGAACGGCCCATCCACCTTCCATCGTTCGACGTACGCCTTCAGCTTCGTGTTGTCCGGGCAGAGATGAACGTTGTGCACGAGAACGACGGTCATGGTCCGCCGTCCTTTTTCTCATCTGGGTCCTTCTCAAGTCTCGGCTGCGGCTGCTTGGTCATGACCGCACGATACAGGGCGCGCACGTCCTGCCGCACCTCCTTCTGATTCTCCTCGATGACATCAACCCGCTTGACCAGCTCTTTCGCCGCCTCGACGCCCGCGGCCTTCGCCTCCGAGATGAAGACGCGGTAGCCGACGATGACGGCGACCGCGGCGGTGACGATCGCGATGACGAACGTGTACACCTCGTTGAGGCGAAACGCCCGCTTCATGTCCTTCTTCGACACGGGCATCTTCATCTCTGGATCTGTGCCTGGCTCGGCGTCGAGATCTTTCTTCATGCGTGGAGCGTCCGGCTTGGGAGACTCGTTCAGCTCAGGCATAGACCTCCACCGTAGGCCGTCGGGTGGACAACTGAGGCACGACTCTGTTGAGATGCCTGCCCACTGAGGCTTAAAAAATTGAAGCGGCCTAGAACGTCTCGAAGTTGATGTTGTCGAGGGTGACGTGCGTGTTGTTGGCGGTGATCGGGGTGACGGTGCCGTCCGTCCGAATCACCAACGAACCGAACGCGTCATTCGACACCATGGGCACGTAGGAATCTCTGTTCGTTGCCGGCCGGTAGCCGACGGGCAACGTGAAGGCGACCGCGCCAACCGTGCCGCTCTTGATGATGCCGCGAAGAGACACGCACCCATACCGGTCCTTGCGAAAAGCCGCTGGCGGATAGGGGTTCCCGAAGTTCACCCAGCTGTTGGAGAAGCCGGGGATCGACTCGTAGTTGTCGGTGAACTTCGTGGTGTCACCGACCTCGTACCACGGCGTGCCGATGAATTCGACGCGGAAGTCATCGACGAAGACGTTGTACTGGCCGGACACGAACGATGAGGAGAACGCGAGCGCGATGCTGCGCGTGGTAGTCCCCGCGACGGATGCGATCAGGTCGACGCGCTGCCAGTGGTCGGTCTTTGAGTTGCCAGCGATCGAGACAGAGGCGCTGAGCCCGCCGCCGCCGACTACCGCATTGGCGTAGTCATAGCCGATGGCGGTGAGGATCAGCAGGTTTCCGCCGCCGGCGTTCCCGCTCTTGTTCTTCATCCAGCAAGAGACTCGGTACAGCCCGGTGTAACGGTTCGCCTCGCTCGTCTCGTTCGCGATTGGGATCTTGGCCGTGATCATCCCAGCCCCGCCGTTTGCGATGTCCATCTCCATGTAGCGAGTGCCGCTGATTCCGCTGCTGTCCTCCTTCACGAACAGATTCGTGCCGAATACTGCGCCGCCGTCTGGCACCCACCAATCCGGCATCCCTGTGGCGTCCCTGCGCGTCTCGAACCCGCCGTTCAGCGGGTAGAGCCCGAGAGCGATGCCCTCGTGTATGTGTCCACTGCTCGCTCTCCCAGCGACGAAGGAGATCTGCTCAGACTGCTGGCCGCGGACGATCTTTTGCCCGTTGAACCCGTATGGCACGACGACCGCGTAGTAGGTCTGTCCCGGGAGAAGGTTTCCTACGGTCAGCTCGTCGAGGTGTCCGGACTGGGCGAGCGTCGCGCTGCTCGGGGTGAAGCCAGGGGACAGCGACAGGTGGAACTCGAAGCCCTTCGGCAGGGCGTGCTTCGAGAAGGTGGCGTCGACCTTCAGCTTCGTCCCGCCCACGGTGTCCGTTGCGGCGAGCGTCTCGATGGCGGAGCTGTTCGCGTTCGTCGCATGCGTCTCGGTCGTGCGACCCGCATCGCGCATGAGCCACCGTGCGTACCCGCCCGACGGCTTGCCGCGGCAGACGAGGGTGGTCGTCGCGCTCGGCCTGTCGCCGCCGCGCAGCTGATGAGAGTACGAGACGACGGCCAGGTCTTGGTCGACGTCGAAATGGATGCCGTCGGCGGAGAATCGGTAGAGGTCGCCGAGCTCGACGAACGGAAAGAACGGCAGCTCGACCTCCATCTCGGCCTGCGGGTCCTTCAGGTCCGAGAGCATCGCGTTGGCGAACGTCGTCGCCTCGGCCGAGGTATCGATGTTCGAGGACTTCCCCTCGCTCACCTCCATGAAGCGTCGGCCGTACTTCGCGATGCTGGTCGAGTCCGACACGGTGACTGACTTGCGCCTCGGGAACCCCTGCGGATCGAGGTCTTGACTGTCGAGGTAGATAACGCGGATGACGTTCCGGATGCCGTCGAGCTTCGTGTCAAGACGCGAGAGCTTGAAGCGCTGGTCCTTCGAGAAGGTCCGGTCAGGCACCGTCTTCGTGCGCGGCACGTCGTTTAGCTCGAGCCGGTAGTCGCCGAGCCCGGAGTTGAACTTGTCACGAAGGTCCCAGCCGATCTGATCTGCGAGCACGCGCGCGCCGAGCCACGCGCCGGTGCGCTGCTGCATGAACCACCGCACGAGCCAGCTCGGGCTCACCGTCGTCGTCAGCGTCGGCGGGCTCGCGACATTGTCGTTGAGGATCCGCTGGATGACCGTCTCGACGGCCGTGCCCGTTATGGTCGTCGTCAGGCCCTTCTCCATGAATGTGACGCCGCCGAACGTGACGGTAGCCCCCGCTCCGGTCGGCCACGTGCCCTCGGTGCCGCCGATTCCGGTCGTGATGCTGTCGACCGCGTAGAAGTGACCGTTCCTCTTCGCCTCGTTCGGGACGGCCAGCTCTCCCACGATCCACGTGTCTCCGTTGACGTACGGGCGAAAGCCCTTCGTTGCATCGGCGTCGATGGAATGTGCGTAGATGCGCTCCTGCTCGATGAAGGCGTCAAGGCTCCTCGAGTATTGGCCGCGGGCGGTCATCGTCATCGTCCCGTCGCCGCTGGCTGGGCTGAAGGTGTCGAGGTAGCCGTGGAACCCCATCACGAAGGTCCCGGGGTCCGTCCCGGCCGCTCCGATCCACCACTCGACCTTCACCTCACGGGCGATGTCGACGAGCGGAGAGTAGGTGCCGGGGAAGGCGAAGTTGCGGTTGACTGGACTTGCCTGCATGAACGGCGAGAGCGAGAGTTTCTCGACCGCGCGCTTCACCGAGATGGTGCAGTCGTGCCCGTTGCTATCGACGTCCTCATGCCACGTCGAACCGAGCACCATGTCCGGACCGACGAAGGTGCTCAGGTCGCGGAACGTTCCGCCCGAGTCCTTGACCTGCACGCGGAAGCGCCGCTGCGTCCCGCCCGTGGCGATGAGCAGCGCGTCGTGGTCTGCGGAGATGGTCCTCATGTCAGACCTCCTCGAACTCGACCGACATGACGCGGATGTGGCGCTTGTTCCCGGCGGCCCTCACGTGGCGAACCTTCGTTCCGGTCACGCGCGCGATGCAGGTGCGCGTCGGAGCGGGGGAGACGCCGCCCGAGTCGTCGACGGCATCGCCGTCGATCTTGACATAGCGCAGCGCGCCGATCTGCGCGTTGCCGGCGACCGGGTTCTGGAACGCGTAGATCTGCGCAGGCCACGAGCCCGGGAAGACAAAGGGGTAGATCGCTAGCTCGTCGAGGTGAGTCGTGTCGACCGCGTCGGAGGTCAGGGTTACGGTGCCGCTCGAGGTGTTGACGGAGAGCCACGGCGTCGAGCCGGTGAGGACCCCGTCTATGTACGTGTCACCGAGGCTGTTCGTCAGGAAGTGCTGGAACGAGCCGAGGCCCGTCTTCCTGGCGACCATGACCGTCCAGCCGAAGACGCTCCCGGGCGGCAGCGCGACGTACGCGAGGACTCCGGTGGCGGCGGTCTGCTGCGCCCTGCCTGCGCCGAGCCAAGCGCCTCCGGCGACCTGCGTCGTGGCCGTCGCGGTGGACGGCGCAAGGCCCTTCGAGGTGTAGAGGCTCGCGTCGAACGAGGCGTACTGGCCCTCCCCGTGGAGGAACTTCCGCCAGAACTGCGCCTGGCTGCCGCCGCCGAGGGTCGGAGACGCGCCGTTCGTCTGCTGCAGCACGAGGTCGACGCTCCACTTGCCTTTCTCGGCGCGCCTGTCGACGATGAGCGTCGCGCCCTCCGAGCGCTGCGTGTCCTCGACGAGCTGGGGCTCCTCGCTCGCCCCGTCGATAGAGACCGGCGCGACGATGCCGTTGACCCTGAGAAACGACATGTCATCTGCCTCCAGGTCCGCTGTTCTTCCAGCCGTGGCTGCTGCCCGTCGCCGTGAAGCTCTTGCGCTCCATCGCGTCCTCGACGGTTCGGACGATCTGCCCGAACGACAGCGACGCCGACTCGGCGAAGCTCGACAGGAAGCGCGCGGTGGCGGTCTTGTACCCGCTCGGCACGTTCGTCAACTGGTCGGTGACGTCGTCGGCCGTGTCGCCGAGCTTCTTGATCGAGTCGGCCGCGCCGTCCACAACGTCAGCCAGGAACCGACCGCGCTGCACCCCTTGCCGATCAATGGTGCCGACGGCGTCGACAGGCGTCGTGTCGAAGAGGTGGCCGAGCTTCGTCCACTCTGCATCGGCGCTCGTCTTGAGCGCTTCGGCCTTGCTGTTCATCGACATCGCCATCTTCGAGATGGTCAGAGCAAGATCGTTGAGGCCGAGGGTCGCGAGCAACTCGCGGATCTTCTCGAGGATGCCACCCATGATCTTCATGATCGCGACGCTCAGGTAGCTCATCCCTATGCCGACGAGCCGAAAGGAGGCGCCGAGTAGCTTGATGACGATCTCGAGCGGGTTGAGCACCATCAAGATCGCCAAGAATGAATCGATGATCCCTCCGACGGCGCCGACGGAAGCGAAGATGCCGCTCAAGCTCTCGAGCAGTTTTCCGATCGTCATGAGCCCGTCTGCGATGCCTCGAATGGCCGGCTGAAGCGTCCCGCCGATCGACTGGAGGAGGCCGCTGATTCCGTTCAACAGGCCCTGGAGCCCACCCATCAGCGCGCCGAGCGCCGGCGCCATGGAGCTGATGAAGTCGCCAAGGACCTTGTTGGCAAGGTCGACGACCGCGCTGAATCCTTCGAAACGGGAGGCGACTTCGATGATGACCGCAGCGAAGGCGCCCCACACACCGCCAGCCTGGAAGCCCTGCACTCCCGCCTGCACTACTTGGCCGAGTTCGCCGAGCTTCGAGACGAACGAGAGCGCGAGGCTGCCGATCGCGGCGACCGTCTTCTTCATCTCCGCGTCCGCAATCTTCTGGAGGTCTCCGAACGCGCCGGCGGCGCCGGCCGCCTTCTTCGAGAGCCGGTCGAAGATGTCCGCTTGGGTATACGCGGCGCGCGCGGCCCCGAAGCGTTCCTCCGCCTCAAGGTCGGAGGCCTCGGCGAGCTTCTCGTCGCGGTCGTACGCCGCATTGACGCTCTGATTGAGAGCATCGTTGAAGTCCTCGAAGCCGGTCGTCGCCTGCATGAGGACGTCAGTCGGATCGGCACCGATGTTCGCGAAGTCCCGTCTCTGCTGCGCGGCCGCGGCGTTGATGCTGCTGACCTGTCCGGCGAGCTTGAACTGACTCGCCTGCCTCTTCTCCTCGAGCTTCACCCAGTGCTCCCAGAGGACGACGAGCTTGTTCTGCTCCTTCTGAGTGTTCTGGAGCGCCTCCTGAATGCTCTTCTGGTCCCGAACGATGGAATGCGCAGCCCTCTTGCTGAAATCCATCACCGGCAGCTGCATGACCTTCTCGGTCTCAGCGAAGAGACTTGCGATCGACTTCGTCGCGGCGGCGGCGATGTTGTCCGCCGCCTGCATCCCGAGACCCACGTTCTTCATGGCACCGGCGAGGTCTCCCTTCGATAGGGACGCCGTCACGGCGCCGAGCGTGTAGCCGACGTTCTGGAGCTTCTGCAGCTCGGCGGCGGCGAGGATCGCCCCGGCAGCGAACAGCCTCAGTGTCATCGCGAGCGCTTGCACTGACACCTCGAGCGCATCGGAGAACCCCTTGCTCTTCAGGAGCTGCCCGGTCAGGTCAGCCATCGCTGGAGCGAGCTGCGCCGCCACGCGTACGGACACGCCCTCAACGGCGGCTTTGATGCGATCGAGGTTGTCGCCGAACTCGTTCGCCGCGAGCGAGGTCTTCTCGTCGAGAGTGACGCCGAACCTGTCTGCCTCGGCCGAAAGCGCGGCGAGGCCATCCTTGCCTTCGTTGAGAAACGGAATCATCGCCGCGCCTGCCTTGCCGAACAGCTCGATGGCGAGGTAGCTTTTGTCGGCGTCGTCCTTCAGGCCGGCGAACTTCGACGCGAGATCCTTCAGGATGTCAGAGCTGGCGCGCGTCGCACCGGAGGCGTCCTTGACGCTGACGCCCAGGGCCCGGAAGAGCGCGACCTGCTTTTGGCCGCCGCTCGCGGCTTCGGCGATGTTGACGTTCAGCTTCCCGAGCGCTGAGGCGAAGTCTTCGGTCGAGATTTCCGAGAGCTTCGCCGCGTAGCCGAGCCGGCTGAACTCTTCGACGGGGAGGCCCGTCTGTTGCGCGAGTCGACCCATCGTGTCCGCGACCTCTGCGCCGTGCATGGCGAACTCAGCGAACCGCTTTCCTGCGTCGACAGCGAAGCGTGCCGCCATGTGGATGCCGAGCAGGTCTAAGCTCTTGCTGATCTTTCCCACGGTCTCATGGAAAGAGCCCAGCTCCTTGTTCGCCCTGCCGACGTTCTTGTTGAATGAGGCCACCTGCAGCTGCAGGTCGACGACGAGGGACGCGAGGCTCGATGCCATGGTTCTAGTTTACCTCCTGATTTGACGACTCCGTCGGCAAACCCTGCGCGCCGGCGCCTGGACGCGGCGGGGGCGGCCCGAAGATGGCAGACAGATACTCGACGGGGTCGACCTCTACCTCTAGGACCTCTGGCGGGCGGAGGAGAAAGTCGTGCGGCTCGGCCTGGAACTTTGATGTGGACGAGGCCTTCATCGTCGCCCACATCTGACGCGCGTGCATCGCATCGGCAGCGGGAAATCCGAACGGTTCGGCGACGAAGAACTCCTGCCAGTCCAATAGCTGGCGAAGCGTGATGGCCTGCAGCAGGAAGTCCGGATGAGGCCAGCTCAGAACGATGCACAGCCGGAAGGCCAGCAGTCGCTCCGGCTGGCCTCTCAGTTTCCCGATGGATCGCCGTCCTTCTCGCCGTCCTTCTCGCCGTCCTTCTGTTGCGGAACCATCATCTCCATGATCTTCGAGACGATGAGCTGCAGCGTCTGGAAGGACATGGCATCGAGGAACTTCGCCGCTTTCTTGTCGTCGAGCACCGGCGTGCCCTGGTCGTCGACGATGGCCCCGACGAGCAGGCAGATCATCTGCTGTCGCTCGAGGCCGTCGTCCTTCTCTCGCTCTCGCTTCGCCTGAAGCTTCTTGAACTCGAGGCTCCTGCTGGCCGACAGCTCTGCGAGTCTGACCTCTCCGCCGATTTCGGGCACGAGGAGGGTCTCGAACCTCCGACCCTCGAGTTTCATCATCTGATCGAACGTCATCGCCATGTTATTTCACCTCTCATGAAGGGGTCAGAAGGTTGAACACCTGCAGCGTCAAGCTCGTCACGCCGCTGTACGTCATCGACAGAAGACCGCTCGCGTCGTTGTAGATTCCCGGCTGCCACGGGCCGACGAGTAGGTTCGCCATCGATGGCACGGACACAGTCCTATTCGCGATGGCGAGCCCATCGATGGTCCCGGGCGTGTCGAAGGTGACGGTGATCGGCGCGCCGCTCAGGTTCGTGAACATCACGAACTCGCGGCCTATGTTGAGGAACTTGTCCCCTCCAGACGTGGCAGAGACGAAGCCACCGCCTCCGCTGGAGATGTCGACGCCGGAGCGAGTGACGACCGTCGGGGTCAGCGTCGCCATCGGCTACGCGGGGGTCACCCGGAGAACCTTCACCTTCACGCCGGTGACGGACGAGTAGGTCAGGTTGACGTTGCCCCCTGAAACGGGCGGGACGGTGGCCTGCTGGTCGTTGTACCAGCCGAGCGGGAACGGCCCGATGACCTGCTTCCCCGTGGTCGCAGGGATGGTCGCGGTCTGGTCGGTCACCGCGAGCCCGTCGACGGTCAGCGTCGTCGCGATCGTCAGCGTCATTGGGGAGGCGTTGGTGTTCTCGATGACGAGAACCTCCTTCCCAGTGTTCGGGAAGGTGTCTCCGCCGACTGCTGCGGAGGTCATGCCGGCGCTGCTGATGTCGATGCCGTTCGAGCTGCGGATGACGTCGACGGGGACGAGGGCTGCCATGGTGTTACTCCTTCGTTATGGTGCTGCGTTGGACTTCAGGGAGGCTCAGGTCGGAGCATAGTTCCAGGTCGGCTGTCCGGTGACCTTCAGCGTGACGGAGGTCTTGTACGCCTCTGCGACCGCGCCCTTCGGGCCGTCGACCATCTTCACGAACGCTGCGAACGTGACGGTCGTCTTCGTGGTCGCGTGGTCGTTCATCACGAACTTGAAGTTCCTCGTCGTGCCGGCGTAGGCGTCGGTGCGGAGCCCCTGCTGCTGCGCGTCAGAGCCGACGAAGTTCATCTCGAGGGTGATCTCGCCGCCGTCTGCGAGCCCGCTGGAGATGAACTCCTTCGCCGTCGAGTCCATGTTGGTAACGTCGATCTCGTCGACCGTCACGGTGGGCGAGCTGAAGCTCGTCACCTCTCCGATCGTCGTGAAGTTCTCGGTGGGCGTCGCGCCGTCGCCTCGCTGACACATCGTCTGCTTGGTCGGCTTCGCCTTCGTGGGGGTTCCCATGTGTGCTCTCCTTGCTGCGAGATGGACGTCATCCTTCTACAGCGGGTGGACAGATGAACGGACTTTCCTCTTCTTCATGCGCCGCTGCTCAGCCGATAATCGCACGAGACGCGGTGAAGCCGGGCCTCGTCGTCGTACAGGTCACGCTCGTTGTCCTTCCAGCCTGCCAGGTCCGGCGAGGCGAGGTTGGCGAGGACGTTCTCGGCCGCCGTCGCCAGCTCGTGCGCCTGCTTGTACGTCGTCGCGTACGCGTCGAGCTGGAGCCGCGCGTGCTTGAGCCGCGTCTGCGCGCTCTCGGCGAGCGCGTTCTCGCTGACCTGTGACACGACGTTGTAGACGAGGAGAGGAAGCGCCGCGACCTGCGGCCGAACGTTGGGGTAGGCGCGAACCCCGATGATGGACGATACCGCGGGGTCTGCGGTCAGGACCGCGAACACGCTCGCGCCGAGCGATGCCCCGACGACGTAGCCGAGGAGGAACGAGCCATCGTAGAGCCCGATGCTCCCGGGCGCGCCTGCCACCAAGTAGCTGGCGCCCGCAGCGAGGTCGCTCGCGCTCGGGGCGATGCCGTAGAGGTGCGTGTTGGGCGGGAGGAGGTTGACGAGCGCCGGAGGCGTCAGTGCTCCACCCGCAGCGCTCCGGTACAGGAGCACGGACGGAGGGTCGCCGACCCACAACGTCCCGTCGCCGTTCTCGAAGTGCATCGCGTGGATCGGGTCGCTCGGCGGGTAGGCCGAACCGGAGACGTGAGTCGGAACGACCGCCGGCTCGGGCTCGACGAGGAACGCCGTTCCGGCGAGCACGTCGGCGTCGGAGAGCACCACGCCGTACAGTCCGCCTCCGAGGTTGCGCACGCCCTCGACGGGCGGCATCCTCGCCATGCCGACGCGGTCACGGTACGCGACGATGCTCGAGACGACGTCGTCCCTCAGCTCGAGGGTGTTCGCGTCGCGGAAGGTGAAGGTCTTGAGCGAGCTCACCGAGCGCAGGCCCTCGAGTAGTAGCCAGCGGCTGCCGTGCTGATGCACGAGTTTGCCGTCACGCCCGCGAAGGTCGAGGTGACCGGGACGATGGACGCCGGGTCCAAGCTGATCTCAGTCGGAGCGGTGAGCGTGACGCTGGTCTTCGTGTATGCGAAGGTTCCGCCGCCGATAACCTCCACGCCCGTCGTGGTCGCGGAGCCGCTCAGCGCGCCGGTGAAGTTCAGCACACCGTGGCCTTTGATCTGCACCGCCGTCGCGCAGCCGGAGATGTCGATCGCGCCGATGCCATCAACCCCGCCCGCCGGACCGATGAATGTCGAGGCTACCCCGCCGAGTCGCAGACCGATCCCACCCGACGAACACGAAAGCCGGTTGTTGCTGAACGTTTGAAAGGACTCGAAGTTGTGAGCGATGGCCACGGCGCCGGCAGTCCCTCGGAATTCGTTATTTGAGACATTGAAGAGAAGGCTCGACCCGCCCGCAGTGTTGTTCAAGTTGAAGGCTGGGTTGCCGCTGCCGATGAAATGACGGATCAGCGAGTTTGTGATGCTGATCTGTCCGCCGCCAGGCGAGAACGTCGAGTTGGTGTTGTTCGGCGGCGCCAAGTCACATTTGTTGATGGTGAGCGATCCGCCATTGGCTGAAATCGTGTTGAAGAACAACGCGGCCGACGTGGATGAACTCGGGCGAAGTTGCATGTTCACGAACTGCACGCCGCTTCGATCGGCGATCTCAATCGCCACCCCCGCGTCTGGGGCGATCCTCATGTTGCGGAATGTGAGCGCCGTGCGGTTCCAGTCCAAGCTGTTCCCAGCCACGAAGATCACAGCTCGACTCGGGAGCGGATTGCCCGTAGCCGTCCCTGGTTCGGTCATGTTCGGCGGCCCAACCCACTCCAGCGCAGGATCTTGAATCGTGAACGTCGTCGAGGCCGTCGGGGCCGACCATGTGCCAACGACGGTGATTGTGTCCGACGTGTTCGAACTGACGACGAAACCGGCGTTCGTCGGCGTCGCAGTGGTGATGAAACGGCCCGTGAGGTCGTTCACCGTCCAGCCGGCATCTGGGAGATTCAACGTGCCGAACGTCGTGCCAGAGCCGGCCGACCCAGTCGTGGCGGTCCCGGTAGCCGGGCCGCTGGCGAGCACGCTATCCGCGAGCACGCCGTCGAAGAGCAGGCCGCCGTTCTGCTGCTGCGCCCCGTAGTCGTAGCTGAAGCCGTTCACGAGGAAGCCGTTGTAGGCCCCCGCGTCGATCGACACGGTGACCCTATGGCGAAGCATCTTCGGGATCTTGTTCACCGCCGCCTGAGGCTGCCTGCACGGCCCGTTCCTCCCACCGTCGGTGAACGGCGCGCGACACGTGTTCGAGTCGTTCCCGCGCACGTCGACGTACCAAGTGAGCCCGCCGCCATCGGGCGAGACGGTGTACGTGACGACGTTCTGAACCGGCGTAGACGACGGGCCGCCCTGCGCGAGGGCGAACAACAGCGCAAGTAGGGTCATCTCGTCTTCCTTTTCGTGACCTTCTTGATGGCTTCGAGGATCTCGACCTTCAGCGCATCGAGCACTGCCTGCTTGTTCGCGTCGAGGGCGGGGCGGAGGAACGGGTGCGGCGCCAGGTCGGCCGTGCCCAGCTCGACGAAGTGCCAGCGCCTGGCTGGCGGCAGGGTGTCCTTGCCTACGCCGTCTGCGCCGCCGGCTCCGCGCTTTGATGCACCGATGCGGATGCCGACGCGGATGACCCCGTCGCGACCCTTTCGCGAGGTGAGCCTCAGCGAGTCGGCGAGAGAGCCCGTGTCGCGAGGCGCCATCTGCTTCGCGGCGGCGAGCACCGGTGCGAATGCCTTCCTCATGCCCTGCACGAGCGCCTTCGCGGCGAGCTTGGCCGGAAGCTCGGCGAGCGTCGCCCGCAGCTCCTTAAGCCCGTGGATCTGAACGTTAGCCACCTGGATCCTCCTCGACGTGCTCCTTCGTCGTCATCGTCATCTCGTTCTTGAGCCCGTCGGGGTCGAAGCACGAGACGACGTCGTAGACCTTGCCGCCGAACAGCGCCCGCGTCTCGCCGAGCGCGAACGAGTCCACTATGAGCTGCTCGTACCGAAGCCTGAGGACGGACGGCACGCGCGCGTTGCGACCAGCGGACGCGAACACCTCGTCGCCCAGCGCCCGCTCGATGCCGCAGCGCCGCTCCGCGACGAGAGTCCACGCACGGATGAGCTCGCCCGTCTCGTTCGTCGTCGTCGAGCGACGCTCGACGCGGACCACGAATCTCAGCTTTCCGGCATGGATCATCGCATCGAACCTGAATCAATCATAGATAGATGATCCGATGCTGCGAAAGGAGAGCCTCGAATGAAAATTTGACCGAAGCGGTGATGGTTCCGGTCACCTCTGGAGTCCTGTGCTCGTACATCTGAGAGACGAGGATGGCGATGGCCTGCTTGACGGAAGAGGGCACGGCCTCGGGCTCCCATCCGACGATGTACTCGACGCGCACGGCGTCCCATCGTGTCTGCACGGACGGCCACGACCCATCGGGCGCGAGCCGAACGCGAGCGGGAACAGTCGCGTCGTCGACGAGGTACACGGACGGGTCCAGCGTCTGAACGTCGCCGTTCTCATCAACGTAGGTCACTTCCACGTCAGGATCTGCCAGGTTCCCCCTGGAAAGCTCGAGGTACACATCCTTTTGCCCATCTGGGGTGGAGGAGGCGGGGAACGCCGAGAACAGAGCCTGCCATGTCTGCGTGACGAACTTCCGATTGCAGAACCCTTCCGCATGCTCACGCGCGGCGATGAGGCACGTCGCGATGAGCGCGTCATCGTCCGCCGTCTCGACGACGAGATGGGCCTTCGCCTCGGCGATGGAGACGGGCTCTACAACCGGCGGAGTGACGAGACGCTCAGGCAAGTTGACCTCTCGAGAACGCTTTGAACCTCAAACGGAGGCTGCGGCTTCGAACCGACGGGCATCGGGAGCCGTTCGAGGCTCCCGACCCCGCAACCTCCTGGTCATCAGGCGACCGGCGCGTTCCTCGCATTCCCGAGGATCGCCAGCGCCGCGAGCAGGGCGCCCGTGGTCACGCCCGTCGACACCACCTTGATGCGGACGTACCGCTTGCCGCCCTTGTAGCCGACCTTCTCGACCGCGGCGTCCTCCGTCGAGATGACCGTCGGCTCGGTGCCGATGAGATCGGCGGCAGCCGCCTGCGCCTCGTCGGACATGTTCGCCGCGTCTCCGGCGAAGACCTGCACGGCGTAGGAGCCGTCGGTCACGACGCCGGACTGAACCGCGAACTCGCAGGACTCGAAGCCCTGACGATCCACGGTGGCGCCGACCGTGGTGGTGTTGGTGGTGATGGCGGCCGGAGCCAACCCGGTCGTGGTCTTGATGTTGTTGTGAAGATCTCGCATTGTCTTTTCCTCGTGCTGCTTGTGTTGGTTGAAGGTTGAACTGAAATGGGTTTCGGGTTTCTCGAGAAGACGGGCGAGACCGAAACCTCGCCCGTCTTCTCAGCTCACGTCAGACCGCGCACTTCAGGAGGCGAATGGCCTCGGCGAGCACGACCTGCCCGCCGACGCGGCGCCGCGCGGTGAACTTCACCTGACCGACGCTCGCGACGGTGAACGGGTCGCGCGCGATCTGCATCTCGATGCGATCGACCAGCGTGAACGCGCGCCGCCAGTCGCCGAAGGCGATGGGGAACGCGTCGGCCGCCTGGTTCGGCATGTCGGGCATCTCGGTGTACGGCGCGCCGAGGATGCTCGGCGGAGCCGAGGCGACGAGGCCCGGCTGCCAGATGTACGCCTCGTTGGCGTCCTTCAGCTTGCGGAGCTGACCGAGCGTGTTGCGGTTGAGCACCCATCGGCCGTTCGCCGAGTAGCTGCTCTTGAGCCCGTAGAACACGTCCATGATCCCGTTCGCGCCGCCGTCGACGTCAGCGATGGTCGCCGCCGTGCCCGAGTTGGACGACTGGATGGGAGTCGCCGGACCCGCCGCGTTCGGATCGAGGAAGCCGAGGATCTTGTTGACCCCGTTCCCGTTGACGACCTCGCTGCCCTCGGTCACGCCGAACTGCTCGCTGAACTCGTCGGTCAACTCCTGCTCGAGGTTGAACGCCGAGTCCTCGAGGTTCTGCATCGAGATCCGCGCCTCAGCGTACATCTCCGGAGCCTGGATCTTCAGCAGACCCCACGAGGGGTTCGTCGTCTCGGCGCGGGTGCCGATCTCGCTCACGCGAGTCGCCGCGGCCGTGCCCGTGCGACGCGGCTGCAGGTACTCGCCCGTGCCGATCTGGCGCACGTTGCAGATGCCGCGGAAGGGCGACACCTCGACGATGGCCTTGATGATCTCCTGGATGTACGTTCCCGGAGCGAGGTAGCCGCCCGTCGTGTCGGTGCCGACGGTCAGCACCTTCCGCTCGTCGGCGCTCAGAACCTCGAGCCCCTTGCGGAGGAACCTGTCGTACGCCTTGCGCTCGATGATGCCGCGCCCCTTGAGCACCTCCTCGTCGGTGGAGCCGCCGAGCCCGAGCGCCGCGCGATTGATGCGAGCCTCGAACTTCCGCTCCTCCTCGAGCCGAGCCTGCTTCCAGGCGACCTCCTCGGCCTCGCGCTTGGCCTTCGCCTCGTCCTGCTGGCGATGCCACTCGCTCTGAACGCGCGACTGTTTGGTGATCATGTCGTTGATGCGGTCGAGCTTCTCATCGAAGTCGCTCGTGCTCTTGTTCGCCGCGAGCGCCTCGAGCCGCTTGTCGTTGACCTTCTTGTACTCGTCGAAGCCCTTCGCGACTTCCTCGAGCGCCTTCTTGACTTCGTTCTCTTCGATCTGTGCCATGTGTCTTGTTCCTGTTCACGTGCTGCGAAGTTTGGACACGAGTTCCCTCATGGAACTCACGATGCTGCTCGTCTCAGCGTCGCGCTGAGCTTTCTGCTCCGGCGTCTCGCCGGACTTCTGCATGATCTTTCGAATCTTCTCGTGGAAGGGAACGACCGCCTCGACGGCGGGGGCGGGAGGAGCGGCGACGGGCTCGGCCTTCTTCCCCTCGGCCTCCGGTTCATCGTCGTCATCTTCGTCGTCTTCAGCACGTCGACGATCGGCCTTCGTGCCGAGCAGCGCGGTGAACCCCTCGGAGAGGAGCGCATGCGCCTCGCGCCTCGAGAGGCCGAGCGTGCGAAGGCCCGCCTCGAGTCCACGGATGTCGCTCTTGACGTCGGTGATGCGAGCGGGCCCGTTGCCGGGCTCGTCGACGATGGAGATCTCCTTCAGCTCCACCTTCAGGATGTCACGAAGCTTCTTCTTCTCGTCGAGGAACACCTCGGTGGGACGGAACCCGATCGATAGGCCCGTGATGGCTCCCATCTTCATCAGCTCGAGCAGCGGCACGCCCGACGGCGTGACGGCGCTCTTGGATACCTGGCCGGACACCGCGAGCGCGCTCTTGGTCTCCTTCACGTCGGTCCAGACGCCCGGGATGTTGCCACGCTCATGCATGTAGAGCATGAGCGGCTTCGTGCCGGCCTTCGTGAAGGCCGCGAGCGATTCCTCGAACGCTCCGGGCATCACGCGGTCCTTCCATTCGGGGCCGAGCATCCATGAACTGGTCGGATGCTCCGTGTTGAACACGATTCCCTTGCCGGAGAACGTTCCATCGCTCTCCTTGAGGTCTTCGACGTTGAACGGCTCGACGAGGCGCTTGACCTCAAATGCAGCGATCTTCTTGGGGAGGTTTCTCATTCCGTGCTCCAACGTAGCGGGAAGTGTGGACTGCCTACTCGTCTTCGGGCACTGCGGGTTCTTCGGCGTCGTCCTCGGCAGGCGCCTCGCCAGGCTGACCGGTTCCGGCCTGCATGTTCATCGGGGTGAGAACGACGTCGAGGCCAGGCAGCGGGTCGAGGTCCTCGAGCCGGCGCGCTTCGTTGCGCGTCATCCATCCGTTGATGATGCCGCTCGAGTAGAAGGCCGCTCGCTGTTGGGCCGAGCCGCGCATCAGAGCCTGCATCATGAACTTCGCCTCGAGCCCTGACTGCACCTCCTCCTCGGTGAGGAGGTCGCGAAGGATGGCCTGCTCCCAGAGCGTCACCCACGGCTGCAGGGTGTGACCGACGTGGGCGCCGAAGAACGACTCCGCGCTCGCGTACGTCGGCGTGGCGGAGGAGGCGGCGATCATCTGCGGGAACACGCGGAAGAGACGGCAGACCTCCTCGACCTGAAACTTCCGAGTCTCGAGGTGCTGACCGTCGACGCCTTCCATCTGCCATGGCTCGAACTTGAGCCCGTTGTCCAAGAGGATGGTCTTGAACGCGTTGGCGACGCCGGAGTACGTGCTCGCGAACTGTTCCTTGGTCCGATCGATCTGCTCCTTGTTGAGGACGGCGGACGTGGAGAGAATGCCGCCCGGCTTCGCGCCGTTGCCGTGCATCCGCGCCTGCGTCTCCTCCGCGGCGAGCGCCAGGCCGATCGCCTCCGTCCCTTGCGCCACAAGCTCGAGCGCACTGTACCCGTTCCACGAAAGACCGTGGATGACGTGAACTTGGTCGCGCGTGAGCGTCGCGATGCGCCCGGACCTGTCCGAAACGTCGTAGACGAGCGTGTAATCGGCGAGCTGACGCACGCAGACGTTCTGTGGCATGATCGGGATCAGCTCGAGCACGCTTCCGTCTCGCTCGCTTCTGTTCACGAATGAGATGCCATACTTGCAGAGCAGGGCATGAAGCATCATCGTCATCCGCCACTCCATCGAGGTCTGCCACTCGTTGGGGCGCCGGTACAGGAGCCGATACAACGGAAGGTCCTTGCGAACCGTCTTCGAACCGTCGGAGCGCTCCTGGATGAGCTTCAGGGGGAGCTTTCCAAGATCCTCGGCGACGACGCGACAGCAGCCGTACACCGCGGAGACGCGGAGGGCAGTCGCCTCGCTGACCGACAGCCCGGTCTTCGACCGCACGCCGTTGTCGAGCGCCGTCCACGTGAGCGCCGTTGCATCTGCCACCTTGCGTTCGAAGAACTTTCCAAAGAAGCTCATCGCCTCACCATCGCAGCTCCGACGCCGAACGTCAGGAGGATGACGCCGAGAGTGATGAACCCGGCCGGTTGATAGATGACCCATGCCCCGTATGACGTGAGGCCCACGCCCGCGAGGATGGCCATGTCGACCATGAACTCGCGGAATCCTCCGCCTCTGCTGCCTGGAACGGTTGCCATTGTCTCCCTCTTTCGTAGCCCGTACGGTGGACTACCCGAGCACGATGCCTCCCTGGTCAAGCACCAGGCTGGATCTGTTCTCTTCCTTGTTCACGATGCCTCGGCTTCGAGCCATCACCCACGCCACGATGCCGTCGATCTTGTCCGTCGCCTTCGCCTTGTCCGGCTTGATGTTCCCGGCGGGGTCGGTGGAGACGGAGACGTTGCTCGCGCACCAACGCAGGACAGGGTTGTTCATGTGCTTCACCTTCCCCTGCACGACCTTCGCCTCGACGTCCTTGCTCGGTTCGCTGAGCGTCTTGTAGCCTTGATGGCATTCGACCATCGTTCGACCGTCGGCGGAGAGGCGGGTGGCCAGGTCGAGAGCGTTCCAGGGATCGTAGGCGATCTCTCCAACCACGTGTCGCTCGCAGAGCGCGTTGACCTCCTTGCGGATGAACTCGTAGTCGATGACGTCTCCGGCGGTGACGGTGAGCCAACCCTCTCTCGCCCAAACCTCGTAGTGGCGTCGTCCTCTGTCGGCCTGTAGCTTGACCTGTGCCTCGGGGATCCAGAAGCGGCAGATCAGCTCCACGACCTCGTTCTCGCGCTGAAACTCGAGCACGAACGCGGTGAGGTCCAGCTTGCTGGAGAGATCGAGGCCGGCGCGCGCCTTCATCCGCTCGAGCGCCTTCTCGCGCAAGATCGCGGCGGCGCGAAGGTCGCCGGCGGGCGCAGGGTCGCTGCCGTTCCACTTGTCCATCGGCAGCCATCGCTTCGTCTGCTGCGCCCACAGATTCAGATGCTTCGTGACGTACTCGTTGAAGAAACCCGGCGTCCGTTGTGCCTTCACCGCCTGCTTTTGAAGAAAATCGACCTTCGCGCTCACCCCCCAGTTTGGATTCGCCTTCTGCTGCGCCGCCTCTCCGAAGTTGTCGTCGCCCTCGTCAGGGCAGGCGATGAACGCGTAGAAGGCATCGTCTTCGAACATGCCCTCGAGAACCTTCCGCGCGTAGTCATGTTGCTCCCAACCGATGCTCTCTTGGTTGAAGGTTCCCGCCGTGGTGATGGCAACGGTCATCGGCTGCTCTCGCGCGCCCATCGCCGAGTCGAGAACGTCCCAGACGCCGCGATCCTTGTGGGCGTGCAGCTCGTCTACGATGTTGCCGTGCGGGTTGAGACCGTCGAGCGTGTTGCTCTCCGAGCTGAGCGGCTGGAAGCTGCTCTCCTTGTCCTCGACGACGAGCGACGATTGATAGACCTTGACGGCTGTCTTGAGCGCCGGAGACTTGTTCACCATCGCCTTCGCGGTCTTCCAGACGATGCGGGCCTGATCCTTCTTCGTGGCGGAGCTGTAGACCTCGGCGCCGTCCTCTCCGTCGGCGACCAGGAGGTACAGTCCGAGCGCCGCGGCGATCTCGCTCTTGCCGTTCTTGCGCGCCACCTCGATGTACATCGTGCGAAAGCGCCTCGTCCCGTCTGCCCTCTTCCAGCCGAACGCCTGGCGGATGACATCCTTCTGCCACTGCTCGAGCAGTAGAGGCTTGCCGGCCCACTCCTTGCCCTTGTGATGCTTGCAGAACTTCTCGATCCACTTGACCACGAAGTCACCGGCCTCGGCGTCGAAGCGGAGGCCGCGTGAATGACCTCCCTTCCGCTCGCACAGCGCGAGGTCACGCTCCTGACGCTCGCGCCACAGAACCTCGAGCTTGCCCGCGTGCCTGCGCTTCGGAGCGACCTTCTTCGTCTTCGTCGGCTTCTCTTCGGTCGATGTCTCCATTCAGAAGACCTCCATGCAGCGCCAGGCGCGATCCCCACCGGTGATGAGGCAACCGCCGGGCACGAAGGCGCGCGTGGGCTGGAAGAGGGCGAACTCGTACCAGTCCATGGTCGCCCACTTCGACAAGAGCCGAGCCCGCCCGACCGCCGGAGGGGGACGTGGACGAGCTTCGGCGGGCGATGTTCTGCCCTTGAAACGTACGACGTGACGGTCGAGCTTGCGAGACGGATCCTCGGCGCGTGCGATTCGCCGATCGATGACCGAACGAACCGCCTCGCGCCTGGCCTCGATCTGGCTCATGCTTCGACGACCAGGCGGGGCGGGCCGAAGAGGGGCACGTCCTCCTTGGCCTCCTCGTCGTCGCCGCCTTTGGACGTCGCCTTCTCCGGACCTGGCGCCGAGATCCGTGAGCGCGACGACGGAGTGAGTCCGAACTCCTGCGCGTAGCGGAGGCACTCGGCCCTCGCCTCCTTCGCGACCCTGATCATCGGGTGAACGCGACGCATCTTCGATCCCTTGATGACGGGAGCCATCAGGCTCTTGTTCGTCTCCAGCGTCGCGCGGATGCAGACGCTCACGGTCGAGCAGTAGTTGCCGAGCGCCAGAAGGTCCGCGTCGGTCAGCACGCGAACGTTGTCAAGCATCGGAACGATGCGGTTCCACTCCTCGAGCCCGTAAGAATCGAGGAACTCCGGAGGCGTGAGCCTCGAGATGCGAGGAAGTTTCATCTCATCGGTGCGAGTCCTGTGCTTGCGGAGAGTCCCGCGAGCCTTCTTCACTGCCGTGGGAATCGGACGGCGCCCGCTGCGCCCTTTCTTGCCTGCCATGATGTTCCTCCTTCAGCCACTTCCAACCTTTTTGGAAGAGGATTTTCTGGTTGTGTACGTCGAAAAC